GTGCCATTGAACTGCCATTCAACGTGATTGTGATATGCCAGTTTGGCAACCAAACCACTCTGTGGCAATACCTGGGGACCACTCCCCGTGTCCAAACTGATCTGCGGATCACGACCGGTACCAGTATTAATCAGCGCAAACACATTCCACGGCCCAGTTGACTGAGCCACGTATTTGGTACGCGAAGCATTCATCGTAGGACCAATAGTCTGAATCAGAGCACCTTCGCTAGCTTCAAGCGAACCCACACTGGCGACAATATTCGGGAATGCTTGTGTGAAAGGCGTATTGGTCACACCGCTCTGATTGACCGTAATAGAAATGTTATACGAGCGAGCCGTTGTATTATTGACCGCTAATTGTAACACCCCAGAGACAATTTGGAAGAACGCTGCATCCGGCCCAGTGATCGGTTGGAATGCACCATTGAAAGTACCTGATGATAGCCCAACAGAGATTGTGCCAACCGGCGTGCCAACATTCGATCCAGCAGTGAATGTCTGAGACGATAGCGTGATGCTAGTGAACGTCACACCACCCAAGGTACTGCCCTGCACAATGTTGGAGGTAGCCGTACCAACCTCATTGACCGCTTGTACTTCAAAATCATACGAAGTATTTGGATTAAGACCAGTAACTGTAACCGTTGTTAAAGCGGTATTACCAAACGTTGTCCAAGTAGTGGTGCCATGCACACGATACAAAACATTGTAGGAAATGGTCATAACGATATTTATGGCACAGCAATTGTCATTATCGGAGTCGGAGCAGTGCCTCCTAGGCCAAGGATTTTCCGATAACCCATCAAATCACTGTTGGTCTGTGACATGTTGCTGAATGGAATTAGTAATGGGGCGACATTGACGTCATAGATGCATATGAACTCAATAGGCACCGCAGGACTGAGATTTTTAAGATTGTTCATATAGTTGAAAAAATGATTGGGAGTCCAACCACCAGTGCGCCCTCCTTGACTATAGGTCGGGTCCCAAGCCCTAGCAGTAGCCTCAGTTTGGCCTGAAAAATCCCCAAACTCAGATATGCCAAAAGTCAATCCCTGTGATTGGGCAATCTTCACACAAGAATCAAAAAACCATGCAGTCGTAGTCGTCAAACTCGTGGGATCAACTTCATCCGGATACGATAATCCACCGCCACCAAAGGCATACAAATCAGGTCCTATAACATCAACAAACTTACCACCAACAGCAGCCGGAGCAAAGCCATCAGCGGCTGCACCAGTAAAACCAGACCCACTATTCACAGCAGGAAAATAATTCAATATCGCTCCAAAAGGAGGAACGGCTGGATCACCAGTATCATTCGCCGTTGCTGGACACCAAACCATCTTTACAGTAAGTCCAGAGACACCATGGGCTGCATTACAGAAACCCCGCCAAGCATTGCGCCAAATTGGCAAGTTTCCTGTGCTACCAACCCCAAATCCTCCAATAGGACCACCAGTAGATGTACTAGATTGAAACTCCCAGTTCACGCGGATATAAACTTTGGTGAAACCAGCATTTTTCCATTGCGTGAGACTATTCTGAATCCAGAAAGATAGTTTCTGCCCACCATATGATGGTTCACTCGCCGTGCCTATTGCCGCATAAGCAGAAAATGCCTGATCAGTCGTTCCATCAGTAAACGACCAAGTAAGCAGAGGAGTCACACTACCATTGGTCGGAATACTCGCACCTTGCCAACTACCTAAATCACCTGCTCCCCAATTAGGCGGGGGTGATCCACCAGCAAAACCACCAAACGTATTAGCCCCCGTAGCTCCTAAAACTGCCGGAGTACGCCCCATAGCGCTAATCACACCATTCCAATGCAGATTCGTGCTGCCATAAGGTGCAGCAGATGAGAACAATCCATTCCCAAGATGGATGCCGAGAGGTACTTGGACATTAGAAACAGTACCATTCGTCAAATTGACTGTAGTCGATAATGCACCTTCAACAACTACATTCGGCGTCGCTGTCACAGTCACACTATAACTTGATGCACTCAAAACCACATTCGACGTCAATACCGCACCAACCATCTTGAAGGCACCACTCGGTGTCGAGACAACCGAATAGGTCCCCTGAAATGTCTGACCATCAGACTGCACAACAGAGACAGTACTAACTGGCTGATTCGCCGCCAAATTAGGCGTATAAGTGCCATTACCTGACAAATTGACACTGTTAATCGTCCACAATGTGAACTTGTCCGGTGTGGCACTCGACGCCGTATCCCACCAATACCAATTCGTGCCATTGAACTGCCATTCAACGTGATTGTGATATGCCAGTTTGGCAACCAAACCACTCTGTGGCAATACCTGGGGACCACTCCCCGTGTCCAAACTGATCTGCGGATCACGACCGGTACCAGTATTAATCAGCGCAAACACATTCCATGGGGGTGAAGACTGAGCCACGTATTTGGTAAGTGAAGCATTCATCACCGGACCAATAGTCGTAATCAACGCACCTTCCGATGCCTCAGTAACTGCTGATGTAGCAGTAATGCTGAAGGGCTGGGTAAATGTGGTCACCCCACTTTGTGTGGCAACAATGTTGATGCTATAGGTCTTCACAGTCGTATTACCAACTGCCAACTTCAACAGATTGCCAACAATAGGACTGGTAAATGATCCAGCATCGGTACCAGTCACTGTCAATGCACCAGTAAAATTGCCCGATGACATGGTAACCGTCACAGTACCAACCGTGGTACCAATCGCTGAACCAGCAGAAAATGTCTGCGGCGCTAGACCAATACTGTTGATCGTCGTAACCGCCGGTGTGGTCGCGGAAATCGGTGTACTCGGCGTCGAACCAAACGCATTGATCGAAGTAATCTGAAAATCATACTGCGTTGATGGCGACAATCCAGTGATCAATACACTCGTGCTCGTCACCGGTTGACCAAAATTGATCCATGTCGTCGTGCCATGTACACGAAATGCAGGTTGATAGGTTAACGGCATGTCATCTCCAGATCAATGAAACCGATTCATTACTCGTTGGCTTGACCGATGTAATGGTCGGTTTTGCCGGAACCGGTCGAGGTTTTGGTCGTTTTGCCATTACAAGATGCTCCAGGTGGTTCCATTATACACCACATCAACCGATCCATACGCCGTATTGACCACCACACCGGTCGATCCAGTAATACCATCAATGTTCTGCGTCCCCTTCACGGTGATCACATTGGTTGCTGCTAAACCAGATATGTCCTTCACAGTCACCAAACGACCAATCACCGGCGCCGCCGGCAAGTTGACGATCATCGCACCAGCAAAGTTGACCAACACATAACGATCCGTCGCTGCCACCGTATACGGCCCAGCTACGCTCAGAACCACCACATGACCCAATAGACCAGCGCTGAAGGTCACCGCACCAGAAAACACTACAGGACCAGCCACCGTCTGACTGGCGGGCGAACCACTGCCACCAACAGGCACACCAGATAACGAAAATGCATCAGCGACCAGATCATTCAACCCAATCGGATTGGAACTGGCAATCACATCCGCCGAATTGGCCTTGAGGGCTAATCCCTCTTGATATGCAGAATTGGCAACAACACCCATCACGTTTTACCCCTTAGATGCCAATATTTAGCCAGTAGCGATCTTCTCAACCTTAAATAGGTCATCATGTATAGCATCATTCGAGAGAAAACCGTTAAGGACAAACAACTGCCTGATCGGTACTATGACCTCTTCATCTACCAGAAAATCCTAGAGGGTACCCTCTACGACTGCTTCGAGTACGGCTACTATCAGCAATACGTCGGAAAATCAGCAGTTCGGTACATCGAAGAGATCAATCGCGCCCCATCTACCAATACTGGACTGAACTTGATGCGATCCGTGGTCGAAGAGTCCACATCCTTCATGTTTGGTGAAGATCGCTTCCCAAGTATCCTCACCGAAGACCAAAACGTCCAACAATGGTGCGAAGATGTCATCCAAGACAGCCATCTAGTCTACCTGATGCAAGATGCCGCCTATAAAGGTGCCATCGGTTCCGTCGCTATCCAAATCCGCGTCCTCAATAACCGATTCTTCCCACTTGCGCATTGGACCACCTTCCTAACACCACAATTCGATCCTCTCGATCCACAAAAACTCATCAAATTAACAGAAAAATACAAACTACAAGGTCGCGATTTACTCAATGCAGGCTACCAAATCGACAAACTAGCCATGAATAAGTGGTTTTGGTTCCAACGCATCTGGGATAATGACGCAGAAACGTGGTTCGAACCATGGGAAGTCACCCATGATGAAAATTATCGCCCCAGAATCGACCCAACTCGCTCAGTTCAACACAATTTGGGCTTCGTACCATTCGTCTGGATCAAAAATCTACCCGGCGGAAACCAAATAGATGGTCTTTGCACCTTCGAACCAGCCATCGAAAACGCAGTCCAAATAGATTACCTAATGAGTCGTTCCGATGCCGCTTTGAAATACGCATCCGACCCCTTGATGGTCTTCAAAGTTCGCAATCCAAGCCAAGTCGCTGATTTCGTACGCGCCGAAGGTAATGCATTGGTTCTGGGGGTCGAAGGCGATGCCAAAGTACTCGAAATCACCGGTGATGCCGCACACGCCATCATCGATACCGTCAAAGAGCTAAAAGACGAAGCCCTGCACTCAATCCATTCCAATCGAGCCGATCCATCAAAGATCGCCACTTCACATAGCTCCGTGGTACAAAGATTCCTCTATCTGCCGACAGTACAACTAGCTTCTACCCTGCGAGAAAGCTATTGCGAGATTGGCATCCGCCAACTACTCAATATGATGCTGATGATCGCCAACAAAGTACCGATCATCGTCAAAGGCAAGCGTACCAATATGTCTGCGACCAATGTATCATTCGAATTGATCTACCCAGATTGGTTCCCCGCTACTCCATTCGACCAACAAACAGAAAGTGCAACAATCGTTGCACTCGTACAAGGCGGTCTTATGTCGAAGAAAGAAGCCCTGCGCCAACTTAACAAGTTCTTCAAATATGAAGATATCGATGCCGAATTAGGCGAAATCGAACAAGATCAGGAAAAACTCCTAGCCAACCAACTCAAATTGGCCCAAGCTGGCCAATCACCACAAAAAGGCAGCAATTCACCAGCAACCTCAACTAACGTGCGAACCCAATGAACCCATATCAATCACGTTATCTAGTACGACACAAAACATATAAATATCTCATGCGTATGTTTTTCTCCGTGATCTTTGTTATCAGCTTGATCATGACCGTCGCCGCCTGCTGGCAATTCAGCGCAATCATACAAAAAATCGATCAAGCCCAATCCGCTGAAAATGCCGCCCATGCTCTAATGGTCACTCTGCTCAATGCCGAAACCGGCCAACGTGGCTATATCATCACCGGCGATATAGGCTATCTTGCCCCTTATCATGAGGCACTCACCCATATCGAAACCAATATGCAAATCCTTACCGATGCCGCCTTACCCGTCGGAGAAATCGAACACGTCTCCACAACCAATGAACTGATCACTCGTAAACTACAAGAACTGCAATACACTATCGATGTGAGAAATAACGCAGGTCTACAAGCTGCCAGTGGCGAAGTACTAAAACATCTCGGTAAAAATCTCATGGATAGTATCCGAGTCTCCCTCGATAGCATCCAATTGAAAGCGGTCACCGTGTACATCACTAATGAGCATATGGCCCAACGCTATGGCCAAGCAGCCCTGTTCGGTATGGTCGTCACCCTCGTCGCAGGGTGTTTGATCACGATCCATAGATAACTTGAGATAACTAGAGGTATGGAACTTCGCGACATCCCAACCCTCGCAGAGTGGATGCGGCAACACGTCCCGTTCGTCATCACCCTCGTACTTCTCGGCGTTATCGGCTATGGCGCTATTATGTTCACCGGTTCCTACGCATCAAAGTTCGGTGAAGCCTACGTCGGCAGCTATACCAAGTTCAAGAAAACCGTCGCTACCTATACCGTTATCGACGCAATGCTCAATGACTTCCTGAGCCAGTTCAATGCCAACCGCATTAGTATCGCTCGTTTCCACAATAGCGTCCATGATGTCGGAAATAATAGCCTCTTCTTCGTCTCAGTCGAAACCATCATTACCTCCCCCGGTGTCTCCGCCAATCAAGAAGAAGTCGCCAATCTACCAGCCAGCGCCTTCGCCCAACTACTACCAGAAATGGTCTCACAGCATGCCGTCTGGATCGAAACCAAGGACCTGCGCAATGGCACCCTCAAAGATATCACCATGCGACGCGGTACCAAGGTCGGCCTCTTTGTGCCGATAAATGACCTGTCCAATCAGGTGATCGGCATGCTGCATGTCAGTTGGCTCTCAGATCATGACATACCAAACGAACCAGAACGCAGCAAACTTATCAAATCCCTACAAGATGCCGCCAATCGAATCGGTGGCTACTATAGTGCCGTCAACAAATAATCAAGTTCTCTTGGAATTGATCACCGAGTTACACGAACTCGCCGGTCTTCTCAAACACAGCGCCTGCTGTCTCGATAATGCCCCTAATGCACAAAATATGGCAGCCACCAAACACGATCTGCAACAAATCAATGGACTCTTCGTCCGCATCTATCGTCTCTGGCCTCATCCTACCGACGCCGCATAACAAAAAAGCTTGCGGCGGCCCGCAAGGCCACCGATCAAGCTCACTCTTCCTCGTCTACCTCGTCGGAGGGAACCGAAAAAATGCTCGGAGAGCCATCTGGGGAAGTAGGGGCAATATCAGAATACAGCCTCGCAATAGACACTTCCAACTTGGCGTTGAACTCCTTCAATTGCGCAACCAACTCACACAACATCGCGATTTTCGCTCGTTCTCCCCTGTCTACCGGCATGCTTACTCTCCAGATATACACAAATATATGTAAATTAAAGAGATCAACCTGTCAAGCCCTATTCGGTGATGCCTGCTGGCAATCAGTCATCGGTGCGCGGCTTCGTATTTTCCAAAATTAGCAATACATGCGTCAGCAAATGATCAGTGAAATCAGATGGTGGTAATGCAAATACACCAATTGGTCTCAACAGCATCTTATACTTCGCATATTTGTCAGGATCAATATCGATCTTCATCAGATTTTATGTTTGATCAGGGTCACCGTCTCATTGATCAGCCAATGAAATACCCCCTCAACATGGTTGACCATCAACTTGATGCCACTGCCAGTCTGTTCACTGATCACCGAGGTCACCCCCGATTGTTTGCTCACCCGTGACGTCAGTTCATTGACCAAGCCGCTGGTCACCGGCTTGCCGACAAACTCACCCAATAGCTTGCCCACCCGCTCATGAAAAGGATTCACGGCCATCTCAGTGCCATCTGTTGTCGCCATAGCTTTAGCTCCTTATATGATCCCCTTATTTACCTTTGGCCGATCGACCCGAGTAAATAACCCATGAGGAGAAACCCCTATGGATAACACAACCCACGACCTGATCACCGACCTGACCAACAACGTGATCGCACAGATCAATCAAGAGATCAGGTTGGGTCAGATACTCCGTGATGCCAGCGAAAATGAGCGCACCGAGATCGCCTACTTCCTACATGACGCCTTCTTTATGAACCGCAATCGACCGGGTCATGCCGTCGTAACGATGGAGAAGGTCGAAGCCTATATCGCCTATCATCTGCGCAAGGCAGAATGGCGAGCCGCATGGAATCATCTAGAAGACGAACTCTCTGAAATCGAAGATATGGATCATGCCATCTTCGATGACGATGTCACCCTGCATGACATCGAGACCAAAATGGATGATCTCGAAGCGCAATTCGATAAACTACTCAAAGACGAATGACCATTTCCGACCAGAACTCGTGATCCATACCGATTCGTTGCTTTCACCACAATCTATCGTCGCGATCATCATCCTGATCATCGTCGCAGGTACCGTGCTCGGTGTGTTCTGGAGAGGCGATGCAGCTATTATGAATAGCATCGCCGGTCTGGTCGTCGGATCAGGCATCGGCGCCGTAACAGGCTTTTATTTCGGATCATCGCGCAGTTCACAGGTCAAAGACGTCCTGCTTGCACAAAAAGATGATACCTAATACCAGATAAAGAAAACGGCGGGGTTGCAGTCGCTAACCTCCGCCGTTCTTCTCACCACAAGAAATGTACCCTGCCGAGAGGTACAATCCCCTTATATCAAATCCCTATCAACCTGTCAATAGAATATCGTCACCACAATCAGCAATACCAAGGCTGATAACCATACCGCCCACCATGTATCCATCAACTAAGCCTTTCCATACAGAGATACTCCTCCCGCAATATCATCTGTAATGCATCAACGATGCCGCTGACCCGCGCCAAGGAATCGCTTTTGACATATGCCTTCATCTCACGCAAAATGTCGCTATGCATCTTTATGGCAATGTTCAATTCAAGGTCTATCATCGCACCCTCAGCATCGTACGGAGCTAGCTCTTCGTCAGTATAGGGGTCTTCCATCACTGTAACTCCTGTTGATACTATCGGCAAAGAAGCCACTCACCGGTAACGGGATCGCCTGACAGTAGTTGAGAAACCGACAGAAATCGCTGAACGCCTCGAACCTTACCTTATACCGCAGTTCCATTGCTTTTACCTTGTTGAAGAGGATGTCAATATATCAAGTGGTTCTGGGGTGTCAAGGTAAATATTCGATGAGCGATAACGGTAATGGCTCGAACTTCCATGTTGATGTAGGTAAAGCGACTGTCGTCGCCGTAGTCGGTCTGTTATTCGGTATAGGCGGCTCAGTACTCTATGTCGGCGCCAGTCTGCGACAAATCGAAGTCAATTCCGCCAGAATCACCGAAATCGAAACCCATGGTACCGGCATTCTACAAACGCTTCGGCTACAGGTGCAGGGACATGAAAACGAACTGGGAAATATCAAACGCGACTTCCGCCCACGGGACTTCTGGGAAAGCCTCGAACGCCGCTTGTCCGCACTCGAAGAACATACCAAACTATGTCGCTGTCAACTCAAACCCGATACGGGCGATGATATTTCGAAATATCACTCGGCGGATGAGCACCCCAAGCAACCGTGAACTTGAATATATCCATCTCATCATGGATGAACAACAATAGACTGTTCATAGCAGAATACGCCCGAAACTCACCCTCGAACTGATCTTCACACCATGCAAATATCCTCGGCCAATTGCTGGCCGATCCAGTATATTCCAGACATTGCATCATCCGTAAACCAACAACCGGGTCATCACCATCCCTCCATGTGAGGTCTCAATATATCAAGAGGTTCTGGAGTGTCAAGTTATATTTGAACCGTGGCCGCTTTTTTGCGTGCGCCCTTCAAAACCCCAAGACGGGTATGCCCCACCCCCCCTCACAATACGCAATGGATTGTGCATTGTGCCATATCGATATGGTCAATACACGTTAGCGTGATACACGCGTATGTGAACGCTTGGTTGCACGATACGGACTGTTATGCAACCGTAGGTTTTAACGTGAGAAGGGCTATTATCACGTCTTATTATCTCAATGATATCAATGACTTAGTTACGGTTAGTTAGACCGTATATCAACAGTCTACATATGTTCTTGCTATGTGCTACTAACGTTAATCACGAACGCGTGTACACGCTGATATACGATTGCATCTAGCGTTTGGCCACGCTATATGAACGCTAGACCTTCATGGTATATTAAGGCATGCAACAGATACGGTAACAGATACGGTTAATCAACAGTCTTTATCGTTATCATCATCGGCTAAGATAGCGTCCTTCACGTTATCGTGAACGTTTTGCATATGGTCAACGAACTGTTGCTTAGCATCATTTGTGTCCCACGATATCTTGATAGACGCTTGTTCGCCGTCGGGATTCGTGACTGCAACCGTACGTAGCTTAGCGTACTGGTAGGACAACAGTTCCTTGAGTATGTCCCATTTGACATATGTTGTTGTCTTTGGGTTTTGAAACAGTTCAATGGCTTCCTCAATACAATCGAAGCCCTTTGCGTTCAACTGTTCTATAACCGTTCTAACCCGTGGCCTACCATGCGGATTGAGGCTTTTTCCGGGCAAAACACGCCCTTTAGAGTCTCTTTTTATGGGGTTATCAACCACCTTGCGACTCTCTTGTATATCTGGGACGCTGCTAGTTTCGCTCATAACGAGGGTATTTAGACATGAAAACGGCCCCCTTTCGAGGGCCGTTCGTCGCTAGTTTCGCTCATTGCCCTAGTTATCCTCCGCCGGGCAACGCTAGGAAGACGCTGTACAAGCGGTAAATAATGGTCCAGTATGCCGTGGAAAACGATGGTTATACCACTTTTAGGAATCTGGATGGCTGAAGACAATGGCAACAGTTCCCTTACTTTCGGGCGTAAGGACATGATTTACGCTGCGGCGTTACTCACAACATTTGGCGGCGGCCAACTGCTTACTCAAGCCAAGACCGCGAATGTCGATGTAATTGCCGAAAAAGTCACATCGCTAGAACATAATGTTGGCGAGTTGCAGCTTGCCGTACGTATCGGTGTTTCCCGCGAGACTGTTGACGATCTCAAAGTGCGGCTGACAGAGGGTCGTGATGCTAACAAAGATTTGCGTCTGCAAATCGAAGGATTGCGAGCATCGATTGATAATCTACGCGGCGATGTAGCACAAGCTGTTGGACAGCGGTTGGCGGGTCCGAGACGATGAAAGTAGGAATATTCCTTGCGATGCTTTGCTTATCTAGTTGCATGACAGCGCCGCCGGTCGGTACATGCACACACGAAGCCGTTCTACCGACCCCACCACCTCCGGGTCGTTCACTACCGACTCTTGTAAAATGGGCGAACACCGCCGCATCCGTGGCAAACAAGGCGATCATCGAGCGTGATCTATGTGCTGGTTCCTATAAACGGCTGGAAGAATGGACAAAACAGAGACAATTGTTTTGAGGGTTGCGGTATGCCAACGCTCGGATTTGAACCGAGACGTAAGGGGGCAGTTGTTAGCCGCCCCCACCCATCGTCAACCCTCCTTGGCAAGCCCAGCATCACGCGGATAAACCGAACCTTGTATCATCGGTCCTCCGGGCTTTCAGGGGGTAATCTCAAACACGATTGGCGAAAGCATGTGCTCGCTACCGGCGAATACCCATACCGCCCTATCAGGATACCCGCGATGCTCCGCATACATGGCCTTGGCTAATATTTTCGCCTTGGCCAACGTTGGACTCGTACGACGGGCTATCCCTTCCATCGAAAACACGTTGTCATAAACCACGACCGTGTACTGCTTTGCCATTGTCTTGATCCCTTCGCTGCTTTCGTGAGTCTTATATAGGGCATTTTGTCAGGGGGCAATAGTTTTTTGCTTGCTCTCGTTTTCGTGATACACGGTTTCGTGATGTAAGAGTGTAGGCGGTATCTAGCTATTCAAGAATGATTATGTCCATATCCGTACGCTTTTTTGGTGTTTCGGCCCAAATACAAAACCGTGTCAAATGACCGAGTTCGGTATCTCTTTCCTCGGTGTTAATTGCAACTAGGGCGACTTTTCCAATTCGGTGAGACTTTGCGATTGCTTTTGCGATTTCTCTCGGCCAAAGATATTTGTGTTGTGTAGCAGGGGTATATTCGCAACGATAGACATCCGACCAATCAGTATCATTTTCGAGAGTCTGTCGCCGCAACCGATATTCCACTACGACCATTGTCTTATCCCTTCAGGGGGGTAATATTCGGCTAACGATTAGCGAACGCGCTCTATTACCTTGACACTGTCATAAAACTTAGATGCAGCACCGCCTCCGTGCGAGCGTTTGGTTTTGATTTCAAGATGCACCGGTTTCCAGCCCGTCGAGCGTCCGACAATAAAGCGATACTTGTAATGCTCGCCTGAAACTTCGACTCGATATCCTTCATATCCGCGCAGTTGCGGGCTAAGGCAGCGTAAGTCCCTGAATGTAACCTTTTCTGTCTCTTTCAGGCTATTCCATATGACACTTTGGTCCCGAGGACTCATTTGCCAGAACCGCTCATATGTGCGTTCGCCATTCAAAAACTGGCGGAAATCGATTGCATCGGTCATTTGTCTCTGTTCCCTATGGCATTGTTTCGGGGTTTCGCTGCTTTCGTGAATCTTATGTAGGGCATTTTGTCAGGGAGGGCAATAGTTTTTTTGCTTGCTCTCGTTTTCGTGATACACGGTTTCGTGATGTAAGATAGGGTAAAAAACCCTTGCTACTTTGGACGATATGCCCTATCTAAGAGTCACGAAAGCCGATAGACCGAAAGGAACAAGACAATGCGAGTAACCGGAATGCGTATAGCGGCGGCGTTTAAGGCTGGCCAGCAAAAGACTTTGCGCAATACTCGGAGTACTGGGGACAAGTTGTTTCTGTTTGAAAACTGCATTGCGTACAAGGTATCTGGGGGCGACATTGTTATAGGCATGTGTTGCTGGCCGACTCGGACCACATACGACCGGCTACAATCCTTGTGTGCTGAATATGGTGTGGCTGTACGGTTTAAGCGGATACAAGAGGCTTTGCATATCATTACGGATCGCGGAATCTATCCGTTTGATGCACGCGAAACATATTCGTTGGCGGATATTGCTGCGGGACATGTAGCGAAACGTGACAATAGTGACGTACGTGCTGATTATGACATGTTCATGAAGCGTGGGTGGTTACGTGTCACTGAGCAAGTAGGAGTCTAGGGACATGTTAATCCTGTTGTTTTGTGGTGTTGGTTTTGTTGGTGTTATGTCACTCTTGGTATGTTGGGATGAGTCATGAACCCGCAAGTAGCGTTCAATGAAGGGTGGGAAGCGTATGTGATGGGCGAATATGGGATTGAGGATAATCCCTATTCTGGGTGGGAGACAGAGTATGAACTTGAATTGTGGCAGTCTTGGACCGAGGGCTGGCGTGAGGCTGGACAGGCGGAAATAGAATTGCCAATATGGGCTGACTGGGCTAACGGCTGACGAATCAATTTGGGGCGGTGTACTGCCGCCCCAATAGGAGGACTATAATCTGATGGCGCCAGCCGGACTTGCACCGACGCGACCCCGCACGTGGCACGGGACTCTGTCCTGAGTTATGACGCCTCACCCTAGTTATCCGCCCCCAAAAACCATGCCAATAGGGGGTAAATCAGGGGGTGACATGAATGTGACGGCTGTGGTTTCTATCATCCCAAGGGCTATAAGGATGATTGTCGCGACAACGCCATGCGATTCAATTTAGACATGATGGAGGGAACTGAGAATGTAGATTGGGAGATTGTGCCGGAATATTGGACAATTATTGATCCTGACGGTATGGAGTATGGTCTATTAGAGTTCGCTACACGGACGGCGGCGGAGGAATATTTGGCTGAAATGATTCGCGACGAAGAGATACCGGAGGACGAAGACTACACTGTTGCTGGCAGCGATTGGAACGCGCCGTATGATTGGGTACGTGAGATAACGTGAACGTGACTTGATATATTGATACAATGATGTATGACGGCAGTAGGAGGGCATGACATGGCTCGATATGAAGGATATTTGGTTCGCCAGATCACGCATTACGAAACGATGGAGGGACGGATACGGATCGAGGCGGAGGACGACGATGAACAGATTGAGAAACTATGTAATGGATCGTTCAGTTGGCGGACGCGACGAAAGGAAACCAGCGGCGATACTGACATTGACGATATTGTAACGGAGTGTACGATTGACGGCAAGCCTGTGGGGGATAATTGGATTGAAAAGACTGACGGGCCTGTACCGATGTCTGTGATTGAGGTACCGGATGGAGTTCACCAATTGACGCTGACGGCGTACATGACGGTGGAAGAGATGAGACAAGTGCACTTATTATTACGCTCACAAGATATAAACATGGGCATGTCATTTGATCCGGGATTGAGTCCGGATGAATTGGGGCGACTTCACGGGGTAGATCAGAGGAAGAAATAATGGCGAACGACAAAGTGCGATTATATTGCTATCGACGGCATGTGGGGGAGCGTACGACGATTCTTGCGGGGTTAGACCGCTGGGCTGAATCGCCGGAGGATGCCATGATATATTTGCGGGCGACGATGGGACGAAAGTATACGGCGACACAAGGCTGGTATGCGGAGGATGTAACGGACAATACGGAGTATCGGCAATGGGCAAACACGTGAGATTGAATGCGACGTTACGGATAATCAAAAAGAAGAATCCGGCGGCGTATTTTGATTATCTCAAGAATGGTAAGGGGGGTATCGATGATCTGCTTGCGTTGTTAGAGCGAGTATTGCGTGAGGACAAGGAGTTAAAGAAATGAGATACGAAATGGAACATTGGTATACGATTGTATCTGAATCGGATAGGTCAGATCAAACAGATCAAACAGAACGATTAGAGGTACCGGGAGGCTGGCTTTATCGCAGTGGGGTATGGAGTCGTGCAAAGGATCGATGGCTTGTATTGACAATGGTATTTGTTCCTGAACCGAAGGTCTAGCAATAGGAGAATGACATGAAGAAGCGTGAGTTGATCACTGGACTCTCCAATTTGCCGGACGACTGCGAGGTCCTAGTCGAGACGACAGCCAGCCTCGCATACGACTTCCGCCTTACGACGTACAACGAGCCAGAGTACGCTTACCTGACACTGATCAGTGACGGTGTCGATGACGACGACATCGAGATAGTGGTCCGCAATCGCGATAGTTGATCAATGGTATTTGTTCCTGAACCGAGGGAGTGACGGCATGAGTGACGGCATGAGTGACAAAATGAATGAGATACGTGCGTTTACGCATTATATTACGCAACAGTGTGTCGCCCACCACTTCAGTATAAGGGAGGCTACCATTGTGGCGGCTACTTTGGTTGAGGAGATTGTTAGCAACCAATCCGACGCTGAACTGGAACGATATCTAATCGAGTTCAACAATCTCATTCGCGATTTGCGGAAAGCGCTTACAAAGAACGAAGAACTGCCCAACTGATGATATGGGGACATTTCGTCCCCATATCTTTCTAGGGGGTGTCTTAAAAAATAGATTTGTCTCATATGACGGCTAGCACGAATTGGATGGTTTGTCAAGGGGATATCTGATCACAATAATGTCATTTGACGGCTGACCGGCGAGGGGCTATAAAGACCGCAAGCTCTCTGGCCAGCAGAGTTTTTGTCTCAATCGTCCAAGGCGATTGGGGGTCTAAAAGGCGGAGGCAGAAGTCACCGCGCTCTTTCACCCAGTGTGTAGGGGCTTAAACTCGATCGGATTGCCCCTGTGGTAACCGATTATACGTTGGGATTGCCTTAACGGCTCTCTCGTCCTGTCGGCCTCCGATGGGTGTGACGTTCTGACACAATTGTGCCAGAACATCAGATAGAGGGACGCCATGGACGCTATTGTTGATTGACTATGCGTCTGTGTGCCGTAAGGCGGTACTGCCTGAACCCGCTCGTTCCCGCGAGCAAGACTGACGGACGACGCCTAGCCTAACCGACCGACGCCAGCGCATCGCATGGGTTGGAACCTTTGGAAGAGAGTGGATAGCATGAGCAGTGCACCACGCGGCTATCGGATTGAGTCCAACGAGCTACACGGTCAAATGATGACGCTATACCAATATTACATAGCGTTAGGCAATGGAACCTATCACAGTCTGCTTGTGGTGGGACCGCCCGGTATTGGGAAATCGTTTGGCGCAGATGAGAATCTGGCGATAGGTGGTGCTCGGGTTGTGCCACTGCAAAACTGCAATGATCAGCAAATTGCTGATGAATTGTACAAGTACCGCCATCCCCGCAATGTGTTGCTGTCGGATGACAATGACCATGTGTGGGCATCGGAACCTTTAATGAACAAATTGAAGATTGTGGCGAATGCGGAAGGCGAACGGCTATTTGTAGACCTTCGCAAGGGTGGCCATGGCCGGTTTCATGTAAATTGCCGGTTTGGGTTTATTTCGAACAAACCTGTTCACGATCCGAAGCTATTGGCGTTTGACAAGAATATGCGAAGTCATATTGACGCGTTGAAATCGCGATTTCAGTTACACAGTTTCCTGTCATTTACGCCGTTGGATTGCTTTCACTTTTCATGTTGGATGGGGACGGACGGCAAGCATCTATTGCGGGACAAGATTTACAAGGGCCGATCGTTGTCTCTTAAAGAGAGCAACGAGGTATTGGAGTGGTTTGCCTGTAACTACAATCGTCTCAAGGAAGTCAGTGTGCGTACCTTGATCGGTCAGGTGGCGGATTATCGGTTGAAGTCACCGGAGATATGGCAGTCTTTGGCGGAGGGACGGTGTGAGATGAATCCTCGCGAGGAAGACGGCAAGAGGGTGAAGAATCCTGATCCGTGGGTGATTGAACCGCCGACGAAGGTAACGATGCCCCAAGCGCCTGTGGAAGAACCTGTGGCTGTGGAAGAACCGGTGGCGCCTGTAGAACCGACGGGTGGCTTGCCGGTGACGCCGGAGGCCAAGGGGAAGCGCAAGCCCTTGACGGATGAACAGAAGGCGGCGAAGAATGCGAAGGATCGTGCGCGGCGGTCTGCAAAGAAGGAGGCATGAGATGGCTGAGAAACTCAATCGCGAGGCGTGGCTGAACCGAATGGCTGAAATGTTGCGACCGTGGTTTCGGGAGCATGGCTATAGGATTCATGGCCAGATGACGGTGACGATGTCTACGATGCTAACGCGTCGTTTGGGATTTTGTACGGCCAAGACCCAAAACGAGAAGGGTGAGATTTCCCATATCTTCGTGACGGCCTATGAAGATGGCCAGATGAGCGATCCGGTGGAGGTAGCGGGGGTCTTAGTGCATGAGATCATCCATGCGCTGATGCCCTCGGGGACGGTGCATGGCAAGGCGTTTGCTGAAGCCTGTAAGGCATTGGGCTTGGAGAAGCGCGAGAAGTGGAATACGACGCCCATGGCGGGGCTACGCGCTCATTTGACGGCGTTGGTGAATGCATTACCACCATTGCCCCGGCATGGTTTGAAAACGCCATACAAGGGGCCACGGAGTGGGGGCGGTAATGGCACCTTCAAGTTCCAATGTGACGATTGCAAGACCACGATGTATATCAAGTATACGTCATTGACGAAGGCTGGAACGCCATGTTGCTGGAACGCAGAATGTGACAGTATGCATGAACCGATGGAGGACAAGACACCACCGATCGCTTTGAAATAACGCTGGAAGGAAAATGTCATGAGACCCTTGCTCAATAGTACTGACGCTCATGCATCGTTCATAGAGGCCGTGCGTTTGCATCGCATTGCTGGCGTCAAAGTATCGACCACTGGCAAAGTGCGGTTTGAACCGGGCCGCTCAGTGAATGATGTGGGTTCCGACTATCATATGTTGCCAGTGTTCGATCTAACTCAAATCGAACCCCGGCTGGACGATAGTAACTTTAAAACCGAGAATGGCAAACCGTCTATAACCTTACTGGAAATGGCCGCTGAGACGATGCATTTCCTCGGTGAGCAGTTTGGCAAAGGCTTCCTGTCCGTACCCTATGATGAAGCTCTCTACCTACAGGATAACAAAGGCGGTACGCCGATCATCTGGTGGGTCGGCATGATACGCACGCCAAACGGCGACGGCGACGGACTCAATCTCATCCCGTTCCGCTGGGTGCGGCAAGACCAAGTCTGGTTGTTGGAGACCGTTGTGTCCGTGCCTCTGCTACACGGACAAGGTACGGTCGGCGCCCCGCTTAGCGAGTTGGATGACGACTCGACCACCTATGACGCCTATGCCCAGTTTCGCCACGTTGGCGATGTCGAGCGGCGACGGTCGCTGCTTAGAGAGCATGAGCATGAGGTCTGGCTTCGCGTGCTGGTGCTGCTACACACCATCCAGAAGCTCATGGGAGCAGAGAAGGGCGACATGGTGGTGGTGGAAGGGACGCATGAGGCGCTGCGGATTAACGCCCGGCGCGAAAGGCTCGGACTACCGAAGGTACAACCTGTCGTGCGTATCATCAATCTGATCCCTCGTACGCATTGGATATCTGGCTTGCCGAGCGAACCGACCGGACGCACCGTAGAACCACATCATCGGCGCGGCTCCATCGTCACTAACCGCTTTGGCACAAGGTTCCCGCGTAGGGCCACCATGGTCAATAATCCAGCCCGCACGCGGGAGATGGCTAATGCACATCAGCCATTATCGTTGCCTTGGTATGAGGTTATGAACGGAGCGATTGATCCCTTCCCTGATGCACAAAAACCCCCCCGCACGAATACGTGATTTGCTATCTAGGGTAAACTGTCATACATTCTGATTATGGGAAAAACACAAGACAAGGGAATTATTCGGTCTGATCCTGATCGTATGACGGGTGATGAATTGCAAGGCTGGATTGATCGGTATGGTTATACGCAGCGTTCGTTGGCGGCTGCTCTAGGCATTAACGAGCGAACGCTGCGTCGATGGGTGAGTGAGGATCATGCGATCCCACCGATGATACCGTTGGTACTGACACAACTGGCTGCGAGAAAGGGCAAGTGACATGGCAACGCATTGTGTAATCGTGACGACGACTGAGACTATTGAATATGAGCGGGTGATCGAGTCTGAGACTGAACTCTCGGCGGATGATTTCTTAGTTCAAGTTCAAGAGGCGGCGGATGCATGGAATGCCTATCCGAAGGGAGGTTTTTGGGTAAATGGCATTCGGTATGATCTGACGGGAACTATGTTAAAGGGTGATATGTCTGAGACGATTATTACTCGTGATGTGATGGTTAATCTGTATGAGTGTGAGGCAGATTATCCGGAATCGATGTATCGTGAAGATCAGGAATCGATGGAACGGCGCGTACGTGAAGCGAAGGGTGAATGAAGAGAGAGGCCCTTACGGGCCTCTCTTCATTTTGGATGTGGTTGCCCACAAATCGGACAATTATCCATTGGTGCTCTCCTTGGAAGAGTTCAGTTTGATTACTGAACGCGATTATTCAAATCAATCAAACTTATTTTCTTCATTAGAAAATGCACGATCCCAACCGATCCGTGTTGTACGGGCGAATAATTCGATGTATGGGCCGGTACATAGGCGTGGGATGTGTGTATCATATATCTCATCTGGTTTGCGGCTATGCTCGCGTCTGGGGCTGACCACGAGGCGTCTGACGTCCTTAGCTTGGGGTCTAGGCTTACCGCGTGTGGCGAGCAGACAGGTCTCGGTATTAGCCCGTGTCCACCAACCACAGCCGATGGCATATTTACCTGTGGATGTAGTTTTGACCCATGTGAAGGCGACGCTTTTGTAGCGAAAGCCCCATGCGGTGATCACTTCCAGCGCCTCTGGGATATGCGTGTCGATCGCCCATAGGAACAGCACACAGTCTCTGGCGGCGAGTGTTTGAACCGGCAATGCCTTAATGTCATCGAGGGTCATGATGTTATAATGATTGAGGACAGACCGTATGCCGTGTGAATTATAGGTAGGTCGAAAGGCCCACGGGGGATCGGCAGCAAGGACGTGATAGCTCATGGGGCGAGGTCTTTTTCCTCTAGCCAACTTTCCCATACATCCTCGCGATAATGATTGAGTTGTTCTTGCCACAACTTTTCACAAAAGTCTTGCAATTCTGTTTGGATATGCAGTTGCTGAAGAAAATAATCCAATTGTTCAACTTGGAGCAGATCAAAGTGTTTACGCATATCTTGTTCGAATTGTTGTTTGATAATCTGTTGCACGGGGAGGGGGAGATGTTGGAAAGAATGGCTCATACCGTTATTTAGATTGATAGATTGAGACCATAAATAACATATGCGCATATTATTTTGCCTCAAGCGGAGGGAAGGTTACTGGGGTGGTACGGGTTCCGATCTCTCTAGTGGCTTAAAAAACTCAGTAAGTTTTATTGTCGATATGTTGACCGACATGGGCTATGTCGCCCAGATGGTTCAATTAGAGGACAACAACAAAATAGACGCAGCAATTGCTCTATTCCGACCAGACTTAGTCGTGTTAGAGGCATTCTGGGTCGTTCCGAGCAAACTGGACGTTCTCATTCCGAAATGGCCTAATGTTAAATGGGCGGTGCGCAATCATTCTGATGTACCGTTTATTGCGAATGAGGGAATTGCCACAGAATGGCTATATGGATATTGGTCACGTGGTGTTATGGTGATGTCGAATGACCCTGTAGCGATGAATGATTTTCAAACGATTGCATGGTCATATGGTCGCCAAGAGTTCTATGATCTGAATGCATATGCGCCGAATTATTATCCGCTGGATATAGTACCGCCACTGGGTGATCATCATGGTGGTGACAATGTATTTGACATAGGCTGTTTCGGGGCCATTAGACCGTTGAAGAATCAATTACAACAGGCAGTAGCGGCGATTCAGTTTTGTCAACAGACACGGCGACGTTTACGGTTCCATATCAATGCCAGTCGCATTGAGCAAGTTGGTTCACCGGTATTGCGCAATTTGCGGGCATTATTTTCGCATACCTATAGCTCTCAATTGGTAGAGCATCCATGGTTGGAGCATGATGAGTTTGTTGATTTGATGCAAGAGATGGATTTTTGTATGTGCGTATCGTTCTCCGAGACGTTTTGTATTGTTGGGGCGGATGCGGTGAGTGCTGGGGTGCCGTTGATTGGTTCGAAAGAGATACCATGGCTGGGTGAATATGCAATTGCTGATCCGACAGTGAGCAATGACATGGTATATCGTTTGATGCGTGCTGAGATGTTGCGTCGTGAATGGGTTCGTGCGCAATGGCATGGCTTGCAGGATTACAATGAAGAGACTCAGCGGGTATGGCGATCGATGTTGAGGACAATGCGGAAGTTTCGGTAAATACTAGAAAGGGAAGATTGACGATGGAAGCAGAAACCAAGACGGTAGCTGGTGTTGCCAAGGTGGAAATCAAAGACGATAAAATGGATGTGGCTGTTCCTGTCAAGGAAGAACCGAAACTACCTAGCAAGATCAAGATGACTCGGATGTGGGGTTTCATTGACAAGAAGGGTGTCAATCGCATGTGGCAAGCTGGTCAGGTGGTTGATTCTGCTGATGAGATTCAGATGTTGCATGACTGCAAGTTCACTAGTTTTGTGGTTGTCGAATGACTCTTACGCTCGCCTCGGCTGACAAAGTAGATATCAGACGCTTTTGCGGTTATGGCGCCTTGGGTGACACGCGTATGGGTGGTGGATCGCTGATGTATTGGCAATATTTTAGTGAGTACAACACGCTTGAGTACCGCATGAACAATCTGAGCGATGATGAGATTGCGTTGCTACAGGGTCAGATGTTGCCTCAACTGAACCAATTGGAGAATGACATCTTTGTCAGTCGCAGCAATCTCGATACGGAGAAAGCGGCAGTCTGGACGCGCAATGATCACGAACCATGGGATCGGCAGGATTTGTTCAATTACCATCGCGTTCAATTGTGTGCTTTTATGCAGCTTGATCCGGGGCCATTTTTCCGCTACAGTTCGGGTTCGGGTTCATCGGTGCGAATGGTTCGCTAGATGGTTACTGAAGCGATCATTCAATCGCACGTTAATCATGGCTATTCGATAGCGGCGAGTAAAGTTGGGCATACCTTTGTGGTTTTCCGTCCGCTTGATACTGGGCCAGTTCTGCGCAATCAGAACATTGTGCAAGAATTGCCGCTGGCGTTTGATCAGGACTATCATTTTGGCTTTATGAAGCCATCTGAGTACAACAAGCAGAATTATTATGCACTACTTGATCTTACTTTGATCAAAGTGGGTGATTATTTGTGGGATTACGATCAGCACATCTTCTTTGTGGCATGGATTGAGCCATTACGACCGGCTGAATTGACTCGTTGTGATGCGACGATCAATTTGATTCAGCCATCTGGGTCGATCGACAATGGCTATGGTGGTGATACCACACCGGTGACGAAAATTACGGGCTGGCCGATTGCGATTAGTCCAGGTACCAAAGGCGAGACGAATGAGGCGCATACACCGGGATCGGTACGCTCGCCATGGATGATTGGTTATGCGCCATTATTGCCTGATGGTGTGATGATCGAAGAGTATGACGTCATCATTGATGAACTCGGACGACGTTATGTTGTGTCGATGCCATCACTGGGGAAGGAAGGGTGGTACTTCTCGATGGCGATGGAGCAACCCTAGTCCTAATTCCATATTGATTTCCCATCGAATGGGGTGGGCTCTATAAATATTTGTATGGCCACATATTTCACCAGCGACAAATCCTATCACGGCTTGATTGTCCGTCAAGGTATCGACACTGACACTATTGTTGTTGGTGGCGTTAATTTCACTCCGGTTAGTCCGACATTCACGGGTACCACGACAGTTGGTGGACTGACAGCGACTGGTGCAGTCAGTATGACTGGTACGGTCAGTTTAACGAATGCCTCGGTCAGTATGACCAATTTGCCAACGGCTGATCCGCATGTGATTGGTCGTATATGGTCGAACTCGGGTGTAATGACTGTATCGGCGGGATAATGAGATGAGTTTTCGTAGTGTACAGGGCAAGATTGCCCGCAAAGAGGGCATCAGCAAGAAGAGTGCTGGGGCGATATTAGCCAATGCTTCACGCAATGCGAGCAAAGCGGCGAAGAAGAAAAATCCACGCTTAAAAAAGGTACGAGGATAACTTAACACATTGCCTGATGCATCGATTGTTGAGTCGCAATTCGTTCGTGAGATTGCCAAGATACTGACGAGTTCATCCTATCAGCCCTATGCTGTTGGGATGTGTGATGCATTGAATCAGCCATTTCGGCTAATGAGGGGCTGGCCGGTCGATCAGCAACTGGTCAAAGACTTGGCAGCGAATCCGCCGATCACCAACATTACGGTCTTTTCCCAACCGGGACAGCGCAATACAACTCGGTTTCTACGGCAGCACATGCATCAACCGGTGCGGGTGCCTGCGCCGACGATGTTTGCTTCGATTGCTGGCAACGCGGTGACCTTTGAAGGTCTTGCCAGTGATATCGAGGTCATGTCGGTGGCTTATGGGAATAGTGCTGGTGTAGCCATGCGGTTATCCTCGACAGACACCCCTGCTTCGATTGCGACATATTTTGCTGGGCAGTTTCCCGGTGCATCTGCCACGGGGCCAGTTCTGACCCTGAATACCTATAAGCGGGTAAGTGTGGCGCTTGGAATGGACGTGAATGTGTTGAGTGAAGTTCACCGTCAATGTGGGATTTGGCGGGTGACATTTTGGACGGCCACGGTGGGATTACGAGATCAGTTTTGTTCATTGGTTGATCCGAACTTGCAGGGATTGGATCGATTCTTTTTTGACGACGGGTCATGTTCGGGTCCAGTGATTGGGGCTGGCTTTATGGTTGATGATGTAGTCGAAAAGCAGAATCTATGGAAGCGTGATTTACTATACGAACTTGAATATCCGACTGACACTGCGCAGGTGGTACCTGTGATGGTCTTGGGTCATGGTACATTGAACGATCATAGCTTTTTCACCGGTATTGAATCCTCTGATGTGGTTGATGTGGTTGGTGGTGCAGATTCCAGTGGTATTACCGGTTCGGTATAGCTTTGCCGGTGATTTCTCCCAGCTTGTGATGTGCTCGTGGTTTGGCGCCGTGTTTGATGCGATGGGCCAACACTTTACAATTTGTGTGACAGTATTTTCTTGATAGTGGAAATGGGGTCATAAACTTGCGTTTGCATTGTTGGCAGATGACTTCAGTCCACGGGTAATTTTCAGTAACCATCATATCTCCTTACATACGTCGAATTGGCATACGCATTGGGGCGGGTCGATTGACCACCTGTTCGATCCAAGTGATTCCATAGCGCAACGAATCTGCTGAATGAGAACTCCAATCATGTAGGGGTCCGACTGGGTGGCCTTGATTATCGAGTTTTGATCGATATGCACGCAGGGCTTCGACGCCTTTATCGCAGCGTGTTAGATCGAATTGGCATTTGTGCAGGGTTTGTCTGACTAACTCGATCCCGTCAGCCACACCTTGGTCTGGGCATCGAACGAAATAGAGGCCAAATTGCGCACCAGACTCTTCGCGACTGATACCGGTACCAAGCTCGCGATTGCGAATATCGAATGGGGCAACGAAGTCGCCATATCTGTAGCCATATTCTTTGGTTCTATTCTCGAAGATGGCGCCCCATTCAGGGAATCCCATCGACCCCGCCTCTTCGTAGTCAATGAAATTGATCGTTTCGCCTACGAGTTGATACCACCAGACTGCCATATGGTCTCTGATTCCCAAGTCCCAACAACTATGAACTTCGAGATCGGGGCGATAGAGAGGTGGATCGAAGTATTTAATACGTCCTTGTTCGCGGAGTTCAGTGAGTTGACGACCATAGTACGCGCCAACATTGGCTGATTCGAAGTCACATTCGAGTTCTTGGGAGAACTTTTCTGGGGAAAACTCTTGTCTCAGAGATTCGATTTCTTCGGATGAAATCACACCGGTATCCCGCCATGTCAATAATTCTGAAGTCCATTCGATATACTCGGGATTTTGTCCCCATTGATAATAGTCGTACAGTCGTTTTTTGCCTTTCGGGGTACCGATAAAGCAACATCTACCGGTATGAGTCATTAGTGTTGGTCTGACAACAGTCCACACCTCTGGATGCATATCATCGACCTCATCGAGCACAATACCATGAACGTGCAAGCCTCTCAAGTTTTCTGGATCGTCTGACCCCATAATCAGTAGTTTGGCACCATTATGGAATGTTACTGTCATACTTTGACGATGCATATGGATTTGGGGCAGTTTGCGACAGAAGTTTTCCACGTGCATATCCCACACGCTGCGCTTGGCTTGATTCTGTTGCGGAAGAATATAGAGATAACGTGCTTGTGGTGGGCCGGTGAGCGCATCGCGAATGAGATCATTGACTGCGAATACGGTTTTCCCAGCGGCCCTATGGCATACGAGCACGCGATAGCGTGATAGATTATTGTGCACACGCAGTGCCCAAGGGCGAGGTCGATAGGGGATAACAACATCCATCCCCTATTTAAGTTGACAGCTTTAGGGTTGATTTGGCCAACGATGAACGAGATCGGGTCGATATTTTTCTAGATAATCGAGCAAATTACATTCACAAATTGTTACCACGAAGCCTGCGCCACGTTCCTGTCGATTGGCGGTTAGCGGATCGCGTAATGGACTACCTTTTCGCCATGTATGCAAGGTTTGCATACTAACCAGCAATTTCTCGCTGATCTCCCTCATCGTCAACTCTTTTTCGCACATCGCATTTTCTCCAAGCCTTGAGCTATATAGCACATTATATCTTGACATCTAAATGATTTATGCATAGGCGCGAGGTTTTATCCGGATTGTAAGGTAGGGACCATTAGGGGTTGACAGGTTTGGTATAACATGCTGTGATGGATTTGTCACAAGGAACCTGTTCAATGACCATCCCGCCTGAGAAGCTATATCGCTGCGTATGCACTCTGTATATCGAGGGACGTGACGAAGACTCAGCGACGCGATTCCTCAACTACGTATCACAGACGATGTCCATGACATCGATGTGGGCGCGAGGTATTTTGGGTATCGCATCATTTCCTCCATCGGGCTATTGGCCAACTGACTTTGGTTGGGCACCGGGTGAACCCCGGACTATGGACGAAGAGATTGCTGAAAAGTGGGTACCGCAAGACCCCAATTCGGCACACAAGGAACTTGAGCGCATCTTTAAGCTGGATCGTCTTTATAAGCGAAAGTAGGCTATATAGAGGTATCAAGATATAAAGAACCCTATAGATGAAAATCACGGTGTATACGATTGCGCTTAACGAAGAGAGATTTGTTGATCGTTGGGCGAACTCGACGGAAGATGCTGACCATCGGCTTGTGGTGGACACCGGTTCGACCGATGCCACCATGAGTCGTTTAGCGGACTATGGGATAGCCTATCAGCAAATCCGTATTAGTCCATTTCGGTTTGATGATGCTCGCAATGCTGCCTTAGCTCTGTTACCGGAGTGTGATGTGGTGGTTTCGCTTGACATGGATGAGGTACTGGTACCTGGTTGGCGTGAGTTATTGGAGAGATCATGGACTGGCAATCGGTTGCAATATGGCTATGTGTGGTCACCCGAGGTAACATTCTGGACTGATAAGATTGTCGGTCGATTCTCCCACCGCTGGAAGCATCCGGTACATGAGACTTTGGTGGCGAGAGGATTAGAGCAGATGGGTCGATGTGATGAGATACTGATTGAGCATCATCCTGATGCGACAAAAAACCGACACTATATCGACCTGTTAGAGATGGCGGTGCGGGAAGACCCTGATGATGATCGTAGTGCGCACTATCTGGGACGGGAATATTTCATGATGCAGCGATATGGTGAAGCGATCACGGCCTTGCAGCATCATCTCAAGATGAAGACTGCATTATGGGCGGCAGAACGCGCAAGTTCAATGCGATATATTGCGCAAGCCTATGCTTTATTGGGTGAAGCGAAGGCATATGAATGGTTTATGCGGGCGACATTAGAAGATGGATCGCGGGATTCGTATGTAGCAGCGGCGAAGTACTGTTTAAACCAAGCGAATGTTCATGCTTGTATTGATCTCTGTTTACGGGCGACCGCAGTACCGCCCACGACTGCCTATATGGCTGATCGCTATGCCAACAATGAGGGGCCATATGATCTGGCAGGCATTGCGTACCTGCATTTGGGTGATCGAAAGGCGGCATTATCGATGGCTGGAACGGCACTGCGGTTGAACCCTAAAAAGTTACAGCTTGCGTAGCTTGGCGTAATCACCGATGGCAATCATCTCATCGATGCTACAATTGCCTTTGATGGCATTAGCCCGCATGGAGATCACTGCGATGGTTTCTGGGGTATAATCAGAAGTATTGTCGAAGCGATCGATGCTGGCTGAATTGGCTCGCAGACCATAACCACGTGCGTAGAGCAACTCAACACCAGAGATTGGGCAATGGGTCACATGTTTGGCAGCTTGTTTAACATCTTCCACTGTGATGGTGCAGGCCAAGCCTTTCAATCGCGCCCGACGGCGTGCGTTATTCAACGCCGTCTTGGCCCAACCATCAAATGGATCGGTATCATAATATCGATTAGTATCACGCTGCCGGTCATGTTGAACAGTAAGAGTGTCTGGTCGTGTTCTGGGTCTTGCCATGTTTCTTGTCCTTATTATGGCGTCAAGCCTTGATGGGTTGACCCTGTATTTATTTTCGTAACGGTGATTATGCTAAATAGGGGGGTATTTTAGGGATTTTTTATCATGATTGGTAAACCTAGGCGAGCGATCAAGTATGAGATGCCCTTTGGCTTCAAGCCCAAGGCTGTTGGACGTCCATTGACACCGAGAAAGAAGCCGGCATGGCCGGAGGATAAGCTTAAGACGTGTTCAATGTGTGGGGTGGTAAAAGAATGTCGCGATTTCCATCGTTACCAACTCAGCAAGTCTGGTTATCAATCACGGTGTAAGATATGTCAGATCAATTCAGTGATCGAATCAACGAGAGCGAATAAGAAAAGGGCACTACAGTATGCCAAAGATTATCATCAAGAACATAGAGCCTACCGAAGCCTTGTCGAACGCTATGCCTATGCTAAACCAGAAACCCACGCGCGAATCCGCGCCCGTCGTAAGCTCCGTAGGTTGGAACGACGGGTCGCAGCAATTGATGGCTAACTTTGCACGCTATACTGCGATGGGATATGGTATCCTGATCGAAAAAAGGGACGGTAGTTTTATACCGGGATATGAAGATTGGCAACTTGAAGCGGCATTAGACCGCTTGGAAAGGAAATAACATGACAGACGATTCGATATTTCGACCTGTTCCACCAGAGATTGCTGAGATTGAGAAGCGAGCGATCCTGAACATCTATAGTGAACTTGAAAAGGTGAAGGATGCTGGTCATGACAACTGGCAGACCCTATCCAACTTGATCAGCAATCTCTTGGCTGACTTTGACAATCCCTATCAGTTACTGGAGATGTTGATGGAGCATATTAAGTTGAAGATCAGACGCATTCGTGAAATGAGAACCAACTGATGGACGATGAACTCTGTGGCAAACTGAGTGCTGCGATCAATGGTAGTCGTTTTGATGATACGATATCGGCAATGATCTCCACCATGTTGATGTTGATCATTGGGGTGAATAAAGACCCCGAAGTTCAGAACAAATTGTTAGACAGCATCGTGAACTTGATGCGGGATCAGATACGGATGGCTCGAATCATCAATGAGACGGGATCATTACCAAATTAAAAGAGGGTAGATGAGACAGGAGGAAAACTCATCTACCCTCCAGACTTCAAACACCGAGCCGTACTCGCCATGCCTAGGAGCCAAGCATTGCGTCTGAAGTCTAACTCAGGCGTAGCAACGCCGTAGTATTCGTTGCGGAAGGGATAAGAATTGTCAAAGTTCCGCTTGATACTGATTGGACACCTTGGAAATCGTGGACGGAAATGGCACGTCCAGTGACCCCTGCATTGCGTGCTGAGGTGCTATAGATGATGCAGCCTGCGGTGCTGAAGGTGGCGCCGGCCCAACTGGGGTTAGGGCTGAAGCTAGTCCAAGCAACCGAGGCTCCATCATTGGTTGGAGTGACATTACCCAATGCCAATCCGCCAGCCGTATAACCAGTACCACTCACCTCATCACTATTGCCAGTAACAGCGCTATAGTTGCTAGTAGTTGCTCCATAGGTACCGGCCATGCCTGACTTGATCAGTGCTATGTTGAATACATCGCCTGCCAGAGTAAAGGTTGTACCGGTATTGGTAGCGGTTGCAGCTATACTAAGCGTAAGACTGCTTGTGGAGGGCAATGCGGCGATTACAGTGTTCACCGGAATACCAGTGCCACTGATCTTCTGACCCACGGAAATACCGGTTAGTGAACTGACTGAGGTCACTGATGTGCTGGCACTGGTGGTGTTACCAGTTGGCGCCGAACCGGGGGGTGCATTGAAACAATGCGAGGCTTGCATCAGTTCGGATTTGAAGCTGGTCGCCATTGCAGTTGTGATAGCCATATTAACTCACCTTCATATAAGTTGCGGCATGTAGATTATCAGGATTTTTGGTAGCGAAAGCCAAGCGATCGACGTGCATCGAGGTATAAAATAGCCGACGCAATTCATCTATGGCCGCAACCTGCACAGACGGAGATTGATAATGTGCTTCCCAGACAGTACCTTTGGCCACCTTCTGTAGCTCTTGGACAATCTTGCGCAGATCGATTTCGAGTTCATCATCGAAGTTGGTCAATAGATGTTTAGCATCATTCTCCAACTTCTTAGTCTCTAATTTTTGAATCTGATCAAAGTGTTTGATCAGAACATCGGCAAACTTGATGACCAATCGCTGTCCATCGATAGCATTCTGTCCAGTCAGGTTCATGGTATTGGCCAGCATCTCTGCTGCGGCCATGGCCCAGGTATCTGGCGAATGATTGCCATCAGTATTGTTGGTGACTAGAATCTTTGAAATTGTCATCAGTTGACCGGTATCTGTAAGTTGCAAGCCGTAATGGTGGCCGTCACACCAGTCTGTAACGCGGTAGAAGCCATGATGATGTCAGTACCAGAGGTGCCGACAGTGACCTGTGCCGCTGTGGTGCCTGCCGTGGTAGGGCCGACGTAATCCCATGCTGTAGTCGCATCCAATTGGCCGAGGCCAGTACCAGAGGGACCGCTTGATCCCGAAGTTCCTGATACAACACAGGTGTAATAGTTGCTCGACTTGCTGACCACAGCGCCACGCACATAAGCTGTGGTAGCGGCCCATGTTGCTGGCACGATATCGATTCGGCCAAAGGTTGCTGTCCCTGTATTGGTGGGGGCTACGGCTGAAGCGACAAAACTTGCAGTCTGTGTGTCGAATCCGCTTGCGGTGGACACCACACTAAATGCGGTAGCAGCAAAAACATATTGAACAAGCTGAGTGTTACCACTAAGCGAGGCTTCGGCGGTACCGGGTGGTACGCCACTGTATATTGTCAATGTGGCGTTGTTCCACATGACTGAAAACGAATTGAGGGCGATGCCCGTGTAGACCGATGCTAGAAACATGATCTTATTTACGCTCCGTTATCAGGCGCCGCTTAACCATCTCGACCCTGAATATATGAAAGTTGCGGTACCATAGTTGGCAGAGATAACATAACTGGTTATACCATCGATGAAGCCAGCCGCTGGCAAAATGGTAATATTCCCAGTCCCTGCCGTACCACCCGAGTCTTTAACTGTAATCGTACGTCCCTGTGTTGGGCTTGATATCAAGGCGATCGTAATAGCGGCACTGGTCTGACAAAAGATGTATCGATCGGTGGGCAGCATGGTATAACTGGCACCGGTGGTGATCAGCTTAACGTTATTGATGGTACCACCCTTGAGAGTGAGCACACCATTGGTGGTCACTGCCTGTGTGGTCAATAGCCCAGACAGGGTGAGACCGCCTTGAAGGGTTTGTGTAGTTGCTGTGTTGAGATCGAGTGATGTGGCATTGTCGGCATTCAATTGCGCGGCAAAGATCACGGTTCCATCAGCATAATTGGTGAATGGCATCAGAAGGTCACCTGAACAATGATAGGATAGGGCGGCAGACTGATATTCATTGATCCCACTGTGCTCTGTTGCTGTACAGTCTGTCCTAAGATCGGATCAAACACTTGAACATTGCTCTTGGTGGTCTCATTGAACGTCAAGATAATCGGCACACTCGGCACATTGAGCGGAGCATTATTACCACCCCGTGTATTGAGAACTTGTTCATTCCACATAATTAATAGGTAGGTACCATCTGAACGTTGAAACACCACATCTTGATAGCCTGTATTCACGAAGCCACCATAGGGACCGGGCTTACCGGTCACGGTATAATCCAGATGCCCTGGTACGAAGCTGAATGAGAAGATTGAATTATCGATCAGCTTGGACATGATAGCACGCAAGGCCAAGGCTGAGATTTTCTGTGTGCCTGCTGAGTTGAACAGACCAAAGGACTGACCAAAATCATCGATTGATTGACCGACCTGCACATCCAGCAGTTCATTGATCATGATATTGGTGACGTTCTGTTTGTAAGCCGAGAACAAAGTCTCCAAAATATAGACGGCCTGTGTGGTTTCATTAACCAACCCGAGACCTGTATTGGTGGTACCATTAGGGAATGATTGCCAGCCGAATGAGACGATTGCGGTTGGTAGATTGGGTGTTGCGGTACGTGCACCACTCAAAGCATTTGCCAGATAGCCATTGGAATCGGTAGTGAACAATGGACTACCGGTACCATTAGGACTGAATGGCGGAAACAACGAAGTGGTACCGACATCGGCTGGAGGCGAACCGAACTGGTTGTTATTACCGGGTGCGATCGGTGTCAACTGGCGTGCTGGTATACCGACTGCATGAGCGGCACTGTATAAGGTGTTCTGAAACTGTGCTGCTGACGGCAAAAAGTTAACTGGACCCAACACTGTGGGTGCCTGATCGGCACCATAGGGTCCTTCGAAAGCAGAAACAGAATTATTATAGAACAATGCCATCTGTTCCATGAGATTAGTGACCACACTATAGGATTGTGGCTGGACCTTTTGATCGATGGCGAGAATAAAATGGGTATTGGTATTGGTGGCAATCTGACTCATGAACGCTGGATTGAGGGCAGTACCTGCGTTATGCCGAAGATATGGGATATTGCTCTGACCCACATACATGATCAGATTTTCCAACACTGCTGCTTGCAGTCCAGTGAAGTTCCGTGTATAGCCGGGGTCTTCCAACCGCACATTGATTCCCAGACGATCAGTGAAACTTTTGGAGCGATTGGCTAAGGTGCCATTGAAATCAGAAGGCTGTCCAGTTGCAGTAATCGTTGAGGATGGATTACCCCCCGGTGGAGGCTGTGATGGAGTTACTCCTACACCATCAGAGACAGTAATCGCAATCGATAATGCAGTCTGTTTGATCAATTGATCAACTACTGTGATGGTAACGTTGTCACTCCCGAGGGTAGTCGCGGTATAGACCAACGATGCCAATGCGGCTTGTACTGCGGGATAAGTTGAGGCGTAGTTGATGACATTGGTTCCAGACCCGGTGATATTATTTCCGCTCACATCTGTCATGGTGACCATGCCAGTGTTGGCCAATACTGTGACTGCGATTGTTCCGGGCGAATAGATGGCAGCCGGATCGATCAATTGAATACCGGTGAGGGCGATTGCTGAGGCTTGAGGAACATTGGCGATGAAGGGAGCGATGATCGTTGGTGCTGTTGGGCTCGACATCTGCGATCCCTTAACCTCACCGGGGTTTGCCACAGCGGTAAGAGTTGTAATCGTCAATGGCACACTGGTGCTTGACCCTGCCGAATTCGTTGCGATCACTCGGACGTTGTAGCCGGATGACGAATCGAGATTGATCAAAGATACTGAGGTCTGGGTCTGTGCTTGGCCATAATCAGTGTATGTTGAGGTACCTGCCAATTGATATTGCAGGCGATAGGACAATGGCTGTGTGCCAGCCGTAGGAGGCTGCCACGAGACGGTAAACCCTGAAGTAGTAATGCCATTAGCCACCAAAGCTGTCGCCGTATTGGGGGCTGTGGTGGCTGCTGTAAGGGTGGCATTTTGTGCTACCAATGACTCAGCGTTATTCGATAATGTCTTGGCTATGACATGGAACAGGTACTGGGTATTGGCGATGAGTCCTGTGACAGTGACATTATTACCGCTAACAGGCCCATCGAAATCAGTCCACAGGGTTGCTCCTGGTACTGCGTATTGAACTTGGTAGGCTGCACCACTGATTGGCAACCACGTCAATGCCATTGTCGTGCTAGTTGGTTGGGAAGCGGTAAGATTACCCGGCCCTCCATCGAGGAAGCCAACTGTATTAGTGGAGACTATATTGGAGATTGCCGAACCAGCCGCATTGAACGCGGTGACCTGAAAATCATAGCGAGTTGCTGGTAGCAGACCTGACACTGTCGTAGCGAGGGCAGAAGTTTGCTGTGTCCAAGTGGCAAATATTGCTGATCCAGTGGGACGAAACTCAACCTTGAAGGTGAATGGGGCAGTGCCCCCGTGTGGATTCGACCAACCCATTGGGATTGCATTGCTGGTAGCCACACCGAATGTTGGTGCTTCCATACTGAGTGGAGGATTGACCGGTGTGACAGCGGCATCGGTGGTTGCGAGTGTGACCCATTTACCCGAAGGAAGATAGGCTTCCAAGGTAGCGGCATCGGAATTGCAACGCAGCATTCCACCCGCAGGCTGATTAGGCCGTTCGATCGTTGGGCCTACAGGAAGGGTTACGGCTGAGCTAGAGGTGCACACCAGATCACCGGTAACCACCAACTGTTCTGCTTGAACGCTGATGGTTGCAATGAGTTGTGGTAGATTGATTATCGAAGCAAGTGTTTGGGTACCTGTTGCGCTAAGGGAAACGCAATCAGCAAAAGCTGCATTGAGTTCATCGGCTGCGAGCAACTCGCCTACGAAAAAGTTAGGTTTGGCCATGTCTTATTTAAGCCTTTACCATGCTGTGTATCCGTCAGGTGGCTGATACTGCCAGTGCGCACTATCAACTGCCATGACTGCCTTATCGCCCGACGAGAACAGGGTTACCGCTGGACCGATTGCCCCACCGTCGAACACAGTGGATGGGATTAGCAAACCGGTTTGTGTAGACTGCCATGTGATCACGACCGAACCGGACAGGATGGTACCGACTTGTGTTTGAGGCGCATTGGGTGGCCCAGATGGCGGCGGGATAACAGCACCACTGGACTGTCCTGCGATCGAGCTACCAAGCGGCGTCTGGCCAAGAATTGTCATCGCAGTCGATCCACTAGAGGTGCCTTGTCCAAGCGGTGTCACACCGAGTGTCACTAGTCCGGCGGAGGTGGTTGCGCCACCACCATTCCAAGGCCCGGCGCCTATACGACCATATAGCAAGCCATCATAGGCATCGAAGGCAAAGCACATGGTGATTACATCGACAGCGGCGCCCCAAGCCAGCGACATCTGTGTGCCGCCGGGTGCGCTGGTAGTCAATGTCTGAGGCTGGATTGGTGCACCGGTTGACGTCCATGTTGGCCATGATGCTTGTGATATGTTATTTTCCAACACATTGCCATTTGCTGCCCAACCGATACTGTTGACATCGAAGCCGATGAAATCACCTGATGCGAATGGTGCTGTAATATTGGCGATACCAGCGGTGATCTGACTGGCATTGGTAATGCTGACTGTGACTTCCCAATAGTACAATCCAGACGTAGCCGTTTTGGTCCCAAAGATCGGATCGGCACTGGTGCCAATCGTCTTGGTTGCGGTAAGCAGATCGGGAGAAAGACTGATATTGCTGGTCTTCCTTGTTGGATTGAAAGTTTGGAACGCGCTGGTCGAGACGCCAAGCGTGCCAAGGGTTGCTTGGCTTGTGACAGCAGCCAATCTCGGTGGCACGGCAAGACTGCCCAGAATGGTTGTGCTCTGTACATCCGGCAGTGCCAACGTGACTTGTGGCTGGGTCTGCACGCCACCACCCAATAGGAACGGCAGTGTTTCCGGCAGCACTGGCTGCGGTTGTGGTGCGAGCGGAGCGGCGATCGTCGTGCCGCTGACTGCTGGGATATTGAAACTGCTGGACAGACCGACACCGGTAACTTCTGTGAGACCGGCGACTGTACCAGCAGTGACCGATGCAAGAGAAGGCGGCACTGAAGCGGCAAAATCGCCCACATGACAGACAGAATTGACTGCAATAGCCGGCATGCCTCCGGCTTCACCTGGAGCAGACTGGCCAAGTATGAAGTTGATACCAATTAATGGCTGCGCACCGACGATCGTGCCGAGGGTGAAGGGCAAATTGGCAGGCAATAGTGGCTGTGTTTGGCCAGTAAAGATTACGGTTGGCGTCATACTGATAGCTGGTATAGTGAACTTGGCAGAGAGCGCTTCGAATTGCATCGCTGCTTTGAAAACGATGATCGGCATGATCATATTGATCGTTACCATCAAAGGCGACACCAAGGACATACCAGCCGAGAAACGGAAAGGCGACATCGTAAAATGCCCGAGCAGGTGGGCTTGCTCGACCATGGTGGCATGAAACAGGATCGGAAACGCCATATTCGCCAATGCTTGTGCACCTTGCACGCCTCGACTGGCTGACAACACCGACATATTCAGATAAAAATTAACATCCAGCATAGCACCACCACCGATGGGTGGTGACTCAACGAACTCGGAATGAATCGCCGTCCAAGCGATGGTTCCAGCAGGCATGGTATCCGATACCATTTGATAGATATCGGTATCGGTAACTTGGCCGATGATATCGATCAGTTGTTCATAAGATGAGATACCCCAAGTATTTGCTGGGGGTAGATTGCCACCAGTAAAACCGAATGGCTTAGGATAGGTGGCATAGCCACTGCCCGGCATACTATAGCCATTGATCAGCGGAATACCTTCGCCTTGTGGACGTTGTACACTGATCAACAGTTGGAACGGCATAGTGAGCGTGCCATAAGCACCCTGTTGATTATATGCAGCGCCACCCCAGACAGGATTGCCAAGGCTTGAATAGGAACCGCAATCACCCGGATTACGAAGTTCAATGACTCTCGGTGTAACACCTGTAAGGTTAGTTACATTAGCAACCAAAGCAGGCCGAGTACCACGTGGTGCTAGGAGATTGAGGATGATTCTGCGACGATAACTGGTATCTGATTCTGACACATGACGCTGTAGACGACTGCCGAAATAATCCTGTGCTGCTAGATCGAGCCAGAAGTCGGTAGCGGTGAACACCCGTGCTTGTTGCTGGACGTAGAGCAGAAGTTGATAGAGACCATCAAAGTCATTGCTATACGTCGCGGCCAACATCGACAAGACGGCTTGAAGATTGGGCGCATCTTGGAGGTCGGGGTACCAGCCACGTGGTAATAGATTGTACAGGCGCTCAACGACATCAGTCTGTGTCAGAAAGGTCATCAATACTGCCTCAATCTATGGTCATTTCGCTCGGTGGGATATCTGATCCGGGCGGTGCATTGCTGATGAACCGCAGGACTTCCGCCGGTGTCACAGTGACATCGACTGAATCGCCATTGATCAATAGATCATGCGCATCAGCCAGAGCACCCGGAACACTATCGTAGATCACCTGATACAAGCGCGTCATATACAGGGTCTGCCCTACTGCAAGCGAATTGATGTAGTTGGCGATAGCAGTACCGATAAGTCCAACAAAATCGTTTCTGTTATATCCCGGATTGAAGATGGTACTGACTTCGATATTCACTGGTACCGGATGGGCTGGTTCGACAGTGAACGATACCGCAGCGGGTCTTACATTGTTGATGTTCTGCCACAGCCCCGGTGTTGCCACTGTACCAGCAAACAGTATGTCAGGCGGAAACCCGGTACCATCATCAACATAGATGGTGACCTGTCCCGGCAATGGCTTAAACTCGGCATCAACATTTTCATTGATGGTATAAGTCAAACCGGTCTGGGTGTTGATGATCGCGTTCTCAATAGCAAGACGGGTGCTGGCCGAACGAGTATTGATATAAAACTGAAACCGATTCTTATATGCCGCATCCGATTCTTGATCGACGCCATTAACGAAGGGTGCCAGATTGGTCAATGAGCCGATCGCCAAGGAGGCTGACAGCTTGGTCACTGTATTGGCAGCGACATTGCCTATAGTACCGGGTACTATAGCTTTGACCAATGCCGAGACTTGGAACACCCCCGGATTCATAACATAACTTTGAAACCCTGCGTTATAGGTAGCGTTGTTACTATCGGGGATGATGGCAAAACTGACGGCATTATCTGATGTCTTGACCACGGCATTGATCGGGATACGGATTTCATTGGGAGCAGTAAACCGCGTAATCAAGATTTGACCGGTAGCAGAGATCGCTGGGTATCTCGCGAATAAAAAATCAGCGCCGAAACTATCGACATCCGCACCGAAGCTGGTAGCCAGTCGAGTTTGTGTCAGGGTCTTGAAGATCAAATATTGGAGGAACAGTGCGATCCCAGCATTGGCTTCTGCGAAGGCTTGGACGTCGGAACCAGCCGAGAACGTAAACAATGGATTGGCGACTTGGAGCGATGCTTGTTGTGCATCGACCATTTGATCAAAGTTTTTGGTAAACAATGTCATGGTTTATGCTCCCGCCTGCGGCAAGTCTGATAGCGGGATGCTCAACGCCGAGGTAAGATTGGTATCAGCATCGATATATTGAACTCCTGCGACCACCACACCGGTAGGTTGACTGGCGAGGGTGACATTGGGAGGTGGCACTTGTTTAACCGCTCGTTCCAGCTTCATCTGCTGACGAATTGTACCGCTGAGAGTGAGATTGTTGATTGGCTGACCAACGAATCGTGCCAGTCCTGCACCATAGATGGGTTGCCAAACGTAATCACCGGGATTGGTCAACAGACGCCGAAGCACGCGTTGCTGTCCTTCGATCGGATTGACAATGTTCAACAGATCAGCAGTGGCATTGACGGACGATGTAATGGCGATGTCAGTACCGATAAGATGGGACAGGTCCATTCGCGAAAGAATCCTTTCGGATATTTACCGTCAAATAGAAAACCCCTCAGTAGCTAGGAGCGAATGCTACTGAGGGGTTTTCCGGAACAGGACGTGACCCAGAGACTTTAATATAGACCAATCACCTTGGGATTACAAGGGAGTGCCGCAATGTTTCACAACCTATATCCCGAAAGGAGAAGATAACAGTAGTCCGGACATCTCGACCGGCACCATGTCACGGCACGAAAATATTTAGTGTAGTACCCGATGCTGGTCATCCAGCATGGAGATATCAGACTTTACTTCACGCATGATCATCAGACGATCTTCTCATCATTATAGATAGGGATTCTACCTTTGATGATCATCAGACCATTGAAGTTATCTGCGATGATCACACCAACATGCTGCAAGGCACCGATCAGACAAGCAACATCGATCTTCTCATCAAGAGACAATGCGTCACGACGACTGGCATATTCGGCTAATTGTGCCAGCAGAATCGCACTGTGATCATGGTCAGGCTGATCCATTTCTTCGCAGGCCAACGCGATCTTATGTTCAATGGCAGCCAGATTATCACCGCCGTGAAATAAGACCGCAATACCTTCGGGTCGATCATTCCGCCAAAACGCTGAGATACTAAAAGGGGCAGACTTCATACGAGTTCCTCTGTGTTGATATCTTGATCTATTTATAAATATAACATTTATTGGGGCGAATAGGGATGAATAAAACCGAATATTTAACACAAAAACAAGCCTTACATTTATTGGCTGACACCAAGTTCCGTAGCAAGTTGGACTTTGAGAAGACTGGATCGATACAGCCGATCGCGATATTCTATCGCCCAGACGAAAAGATAATCCGCGTTGAACTCGATGACACGATTGCGCAACGCATCCAGATAATGTCCATGGCATTTGACGCGATTGCGGTGGCGATGGTATGGGAGACGGATGATCGGTTGCACATCGATCTAGAATGGCGCAATGAGATGCAAGAGGTACGCCGTGTGTGTTCGCGGCGGGAGATCATCCGTGGTAGCAAGATCAGTCTGGGCAAGGAGCAACTGAAGCCAGAGGTCCAAATGGTACGGGGTGAGACGATACGCGGCAGCAAACCATCACAGCGGGAGATCGATGGGGCGCAGGAGATCACATGGGCACAAGACCCGATACGTGGTTGATAACTTGCGCTATTGCGGTGTTTTGATGGAAGTGGTATAAATAGATGTGATGCTTTAGCGGGCATCGTCCTTTGATAATGTCGTGATGGGTCGGAGCTACCTAGGGGATTGGCCTCCTCTAGGTACTCTGCTAGACCACCCATCCGAAAATGATCAAGGGAATGATATCATGACAAGGAAAACATCAAAGGATTACCCAATGTCAAACGTCATACAGTTGCATGCTGCTCCGACCGAGCCGAATGAACCTGAATATTATACTGCCGAACAAGTTCATAAACTTTTCGATGAGTTCGAAGAGCACATCATCAAGCGCTTTACTAAAACGATCGACATACAAGACGCAGTAATACGTCGGCTCGAAGGTCGTCTTAACGCACAGAGTGTGTGGGTCAAGGAGTTCAGTGACCGTGTCGCTGATGTCGAACACCGCACTGATGCGCCAGATAACACAAACCCACCAACTTCTCCCAAAGAGATCACCAAATGGCAGGGGATTCAAGTGGAGAAGGTGAAAAAAATCCAATGCCAGATTAGTCACGAACTCGATATCCCTGCACATCGGCGCAAACATTTCAGTGAATGGTGGCTCAAGATTGAATTGTTCTATAAAGATGGCTCGCAAAAAGCCATCAATTGCCGCACTGAATCAGCCCATGAGTTTCTGGGCAATCGAACTCGCAGCAAGAAGATGAAGCATGGCACTACATGGACAGACGAGAGTCGGGCATTCACAGCCGATTTCAATTCCTATGATCATGTGGGCTTTCTGTATCAGCAAGGTGAGCGGTTATTCCCCAATCAAATGATTGCTTTGACAAATCACCTTGATCCCGCCAAAGACCCCCGTGTCATTCTCATGATTGATGGGCAACGCATTGACATGGGACCATTTCGTCCCACCAAAAACTTCGATCCCAACTGGCGCATAACCAGCGGATCATATGTCCTGTTCGCAAGTTGCTACCCTCCCTTGTCAAACCCCTGTCAAAGCCATGTCTAATATGAATCCTCTCTCTATAGTCATTGACTTCTGTAGGTTCAGATTTGACAGGGGTTTGACAACCCCCCTCAAACGATAGGGAGCGACATATGTCGCTCCCTCAGATACAGAGACCACTGGTCGAAGAGAAGACGAAGAAGGGCCGACTGGCGCCATTGAGTCGCCCGTTGTTCAGCGACAGGCGGGGCTTCGCCCGCCCGTCGCAGAAAACAATCATTCGCTGCGGCACGCTGCGGAAGCAGAGCTTCCTTGCTTAGCCTTGCGAAGTTTTGGTACTTTGAATCGGAAAAGCGACAGCAAGGCAGGGCTGGTACAGAACAGGATCGCTATCGCCGCCAGAAGAGCGTACAGGGCTGGCAATCGCGACCTGCCAGTCGTCGTCCCCAGAGGGGTACAGTGGCTCCCTGCTGGTCGCCCTGTCTTTTTTTTTGCAAATGACAGGTCGTCTAAAAAATTGCCAAATGACGACACAGATGCCGACAAGTGGTTGTCGTCTGAAAAATCATATAACAGCAAGATTACATTTTTTTAATTATCAGAGCAATGGTTCGATTGCGCTGGAGCGTATGATTGCTGTCTCATTTTTGAGACAGGTGTTACCTTGAGAGACCGGAGAGATGGCCGGTAAATAGTTGATGGTCAACATTACCGTCAATCTTACCAGCACTACTGGCATCATCGTTCCCCGTACCCTCTATGGGTTCGCCACCAATCAGATGCAGATGGACTCGTTCCAGAGTCAGACCCCGTTTGCCGGTGAAGCTTGCACGAGTTCAACCTTCCAGTCGCTGGCCTCCCAAATCTCCATCCCCTTCCTGCGCTTCAACTGGGATAATTCTCGCCCATCACCCGCCAATCCTCTGGCCTCCAGCTTCGTTATGGGTGGGTGTTTCCCGTCAAGGGGAGCTAGTCCCAACTTCAACACTTGGGTAGGCGATCTCTTCAATAACGCCCTTAAGTTCATGAACCCAGCAACGACCCAGTTGATGCTGTGTCCCGGCGCACCACCTTGGCTCAATCTGTCGAATGCCAACGATCGAGCGCTACTCGGTCAACAATTCGTCCAACTCGCACAGTACGCGTTCAGCAAGGGATTTCCGTGCTACCTCTGGGAGGTATTCAATGAATACCCCCATGGCCAAAACATTAGCACTCATCTCGCCTGTATCAGTGCAGTCGCTACAGCACTCGCTGCGTACAATGATGGTACCGGAAACACCCACCATGTCTTCGGATTAGCGGATGATTTCCCTTACCAAGATGATGCGCAAAATGCCCAGAATACTTTGGGGTCGCAATTTGCTGGCTGCTCATGGCATCGCTATACGTCTGGCGCGACCGGTACCGAGTCACCAACACAAAACTTGAACGATGCCAGTGTTTGGGGAAATAATCTCGCTATTCCGATCGCCAATGTGACTGCCAACAAACCACAGGCAATCACCGAACACAATGTCAGTTTTAACGGAAGCGATGGGGACAACGGATCGTATGTGGGTGCCTGTCACTCGGCTCTCGCCATGCAGTCTGTCGCCAAATCTGGCGCTAATGTGGTTTATGGTGGTCACTGGAACTTGTTTGGTGATAGCAACTTCGGTGTCATTCCGCTAAACGGAAACGGCAGTGCACCTGCTGGGTTCATTCGTCCGACTGGCTATACTGTTTCCCAATGCGCACGCTGGATGGCTGGACAACAAGTGACGATCATTGGTTCGGCCAGCAACCTCGGTGTATTGGCGACCAAGAATGGTAATGATTATACGATCCAATTGATCAACTACGGATCATCGCAGCAATCGATTACACTCAGTGTTACCGGCGATATTCCCGGCAGGACATACAACTACTGGGAGATTGGTTCGGTCAATCAGAACACCCCGCATCAAACGACGACCACCAATCTAACGGTTAACGTACCCGCCATTTCAGTGGTGATGTTAAGTACGCTGCCATTTAGTGGTTCGACTGTACCTATCCCACCGGTTGGCCCACCTCCGCCTTCGCCGCCTCCTTCGCCCGGTGTGACTCCCAGTTTGAATGGTGTTCAAGTTCCGCCATGGGCTAGTATCACCGGCGTCGATGGTACTGTTTGGACAATCTTGGGTGATGGTTCCGTCGGCGTGAACGGAAACTCCGATGGCCAATCATCGAATGTGATTGAAATTGCTTATATCAGTGGACAAGTTTGGCAAAAAAACTCATCCAATCTATGGTGGGCAAAAACCTTTCCATCCGATGTGTGGTCTCCCGGTTCTGGTACATCTGTCGATCCGACGATAGGTGTGGTAATGCCATCGCCACCCGGTCCGACACCAACACCGACACCACCTAGTACCACGACTTATATCACATCTGGTAATGGATCGTTGGTACTCAATGGTCATACCTATACCATTGGTTTAAATCTAAACTTCAACAAAGATGGCAGCGCAGTACCCGGTGGCAGCAATACTGGGCAGGCCGATCTATTTGATAACTTCATCTATGCCGCTGATGCAACCACTGGCAACTGGTTTCAATACATCGAATTAACCAATAGCTTCAGCACCGGACCAGTTACACCGCCCCCCAATCTACCTGGACAACCTCCCTCTCCCCCACCAGTACCGGCGCCGCCTCCTTCGCCCAGCCCATCACCGGCTGTCGGTACGCAAGTGGTCATCGGTCTTACAACACCTGTCGGTCAAATCTCGCCATTTATTTGGGGTGTTGGGTCCGAGGGATTGAACTCGCCGGGGGTTAATGATTATGGAGCCGCCGCTAATCCCGGTTGGCAATCAACTTATCACCAACAGAACTGGCGTTTGTTTCGTCATAACACACAGGGATCACTTGATCATTGGCCCGGTGGTGGCAATCAAAACATTACAATGCAGAACAACTGGCTCACTGGTTTGCGGAGTCAGATGTGGCAACAACCGACTAGCGCGTCTGATCTATCCCGTATGCAGCAGGTGTTTACCTTTGGTGGTCTTGCGACCAAAGGTAGTGCGTCCCAAGCAATCGCATTAGCCAACTTCTTCAAGAATAATGGTTTCGAATGTTTCTATTGGGAATATTGGAATGAACCTGATGCTGATCAGATCAGTTATTTTAATACCTTTGATACAATCCGTAATGCTCTGAAGTCGGTCAACCCCAACTATCAAGTAGGTGGGCCTACCACCTCGTTTGCCCGAAGCGATTTTAACACTCCATTGGTGTCACACAATCCAGATTTTGTGTCATACCACACCTATGTGACTGGTAGTTATACTAACAACTTCTCGTTATTTTCATCGATCATCAATCGCCAAACCAGCGATATTGCGACCATGCGAGCAGCCTTCCCCAATATTCCAATATTTTTGGGCGAATGGAATATTGATTTTAACGGTTCTGAACCGATGATGCAAACGATCGATGGTGCAATCTTCGGTGCGCTCTACACTTTGGGTGCTCGTGCCAATCTCGATAATAACATCATGGGTGGGGCTATCTGGACTATTGGCCAGAATAATAACTTCACTATCGTCAATAACGACGGTTCTAATATTCGACCAATGGGCTATATGTTGGGGCAACTTGGAAGAATCATGGGTGGTACCCAAGTCTTTTCATCAGTTGGTCCGGCTTTGACGAATGTGATTTGTCTTGCCAGCACAGTAAAAATCGGCGGAGCAATTGAAGCCTCTGTTGATACCTATTCATTCAGCACCGCGTTCATCAACTATTCACCATCTACGCAAATTGTTACCTTGATCGGATTGCCGAACCAAACTGCGATCTATTGGGAACTGTCACCGGCACACGCCAACCCACCTATCCAACAGAACTTGACAGTCACCGGTAATTTCAATCTGCAACTACCATCGCGTAGTCTCGTTACATTGACTGGCACGTTTAATGTAACCGTTCCAGTACCGCCAAGCCCTATTGGGCCAACCCCGCCTGTACCAACCCCTCCAGTGCAACCACCGGGACCGCCTGTGTTGCCACCTGGGCCGCCTGTACAACCCCCTCCAACGCCACCACCGATCTTTCCACCACCAGCACCTGTGGTCGCTCCACGCAATTATTGGGACGTCCCCGGCGGCGATGGTTCCACCGGCACCGTTGGTGGCCCGAGTGTCTGGGTGACCAAACTCGGTAGTGGTGCCGTTTGGGGACAGAACAGTGATAGCGATACCATCGATCTCCGTCACGGCGGTAGTGTCACGCCGTCAATCGCACAGGGTGATGTGATCTGGTTTGCCGCTGCAAGTGATCCGATCAGCACATTTGCTACCGCCCCAGACGCGTATCAACGCGACAGCGGTCTGACTGCCAATCTCCATATACCTTTGGAGGCGTATACCCCCGGCCCTACATCAGGTGCTTCGTTTGGTCGCAATAGCTTTAATGTCTGGGATATCTCCGGTAATCCCAAAACCACATGGAGCTTCGTTGACATCAATCAGTCACCCATCACCGGTGACCAGAATGTGTTCGCATCGTTTGGCGAGACCGATGATCCAACCAGTGATCATTACGGTGAGGATCAAGAGTCATCTAATTACGGGTACAGTGGTATCCCCGGAATGTTGACCTCATACGATTTCGATCCCAATCGAAACACAACCTATCCAGCCATCACCCATATGCTTCGCTATATGCATGCTCCTCAGTTCTTGCGCAGTGGTAGCAGTGATGGATCGGATAATCTGACACCGGCATCATGGCCGCAAAAGAAACAAGACCTGCAAGACATCGTGCCATACACTGGCAATCTGGTCGCTGGTACCACGGTGGGTATCCCTCAATCAGCGATCATGCCAAATGGATTGACTACGGAAGGACAGATGATCTGGAATTGTCTGCAAACCTTTGGAGCATTGTGGCGGGGTAGTTCACCTGACGGCTTCCATCTCTGTGTGACACAGGATGTTGATCCATCAATTACTGCCAATCTCAATCAAGATTTGCCGACCATTCTCCAGTTCGTTTGTCCCTTGCGGAACCAACATATTGGTGGTCAGGCATTTGCGACCTCCCCTAAGAATGGTCCGGGCGATCGTGTTAGTCCTAACACTGTAGTACCGCAATTGGCTACATCACCGGCCAGCGGGCCACCATTACCACCGGTACCAGCACCTTCTGGTGTTGTGGCACCAGTGTTCAATGCATATTGGCAGGCACTTACCAATGAGATGGTACGTAATGCTGATATATTCTTCGGAGTATCAGTCTCGACCGGTGATCCACAGGGTTCCTCGGGCAATCAAGATACTGGTGTGATTAATACACCAGCCGCTGGGGTGATCGGCAGTTCGTTTGCGGGGATCAAGAAGACGCCATGAAAGAGATCAAAGTGCTACATGCCGATGCCATTCGCTTGGCCTTGGAAAACTTCGGAGATGCCACCGGCTTTGTTAGCATCATGACCACCAATCACCTGAGCGATTGGGTGATCAATGGTCCGATCGATGCGATCACCTCGACTGACAATCTTGTAGGTGATCAAGTACTGATGTTGTTTCCTGTTGATGGTATTGGGATTGGTAACTTGATATACTGTGCAGGCTACAATACGTTTGGATTGGTGACATCGGTTGAACAAATATACACAATTCCCTCGGGTATCCCATTCGCTCAAGGTTACGCTGATATCAGTGCTCTGTTTCCCACGCCTGTTGCCGGGGTCTTGCCACCGTCTCCGATTCCTACGCGCACCCTCCCTCCAATGGGAAATCGCACAGCGACAAAGGTTAGTCTCGAAGCACCATTGGAAAATCCAATGACTCGGAACTCGGTAATAACCTTCGCTGTCGCCACGGCATCTACGCTTATTATCCCTTCTGCAATCTCGAAACGAGGCATACCCAATGGGTAAATATGTCCATGACGGACATTTCCCCGCAGCTTGCACAGTTGTTGCAACAGATTTCACAGTTGCAAATCCCAGCCGATGCAACGACCAATCCCCAATCGGCGGCCGATCTTCAACGCGCCCTTAATCAAATTGAATCAAATGCCGATCCCAGTACACCGGGATTGGAAGAGATTTTCATCGCTGCCAATGAAGCGATCTTGTTTCAAACCAAACAAATCAACGAAGCATCGATTGTTTCCGCTGATACCGTCGGCAATCTAACCGTACCCCTCAACGATGCGTGGATGTCGTATTGGGCAGAACAATACCTGCTGCGCATGTCCAATGTGCTAGGCTATCCGGGACCGGCTCAAAAGTTTATTGAGGCGATCCAACATATCAATGATCGATTGAATCCACTTCCTTTCGTCCCGCTACCTGCACCACCACCGGGACCGCCCGGCCCCACACCAACGCCCACGCCGCCCGGCCCCACACCAACACCGGGACCGACACCGCCGCCGGGGCCATCACCCAATCCAGTACCGCCTGTTGCGAACATGAACATTGTCGCTGCCGTACAGGACTTATATCCGGGTAGTGGTGAACCAGCCAACAGTGCGGCAATCAAAAACACCTTGAATGTTTCGGCAGTCTATGTGCCTGTGCTGGCCTTTATGCCGAATGTACATGCCACTGACGTACACTGGAAGGATGCCAACAATGATCCGGTTATCCTTGGAGGGTCGATCGACCAAGTCTGCGCTACTTATCAAGCCAATGGTCTTCAGGTTATCCTTGCATTAGTGTTGAACTCGACTGATCTACAAGCAAAGTATCTGATCCAACCATCTGATCCTGTGGTGTTTCTCACCAACTTACAGTCTCTTGCTATTCAATTAGCGACATGCGCAACACGAAATGGCTGCATCGCTCTTTCAATTGCCCCCGGTATATTTCCCTATAAAGGCGACGGCGATAGTCCGGTTGATTACATGCCACAATGGCGAGCACTTTACGCAGCCTGTAAATCGATATTCAGTGGTTCTGTGCTGTACCAAGCTACCCCAGCTACGGTCGGCCCAAAGGGTAGCAATACCGCAATGGATTGGGGTTCGGGTGCGACCCAGATATGGGACGCGATCGGCATCGAGATTAGTGCGCCTTTCGGCCAAAGTGCCAATTCGTCCAACATACAATCCTATTGGGAAACAGCAATCGATCCGGAAAGTCCTTATGGCTTGCCACTCTGGGGCGATAATGGCTGGTTACGGAAACTCTACAACGATTGGAAATCAACCGGTCGAAAATTGTGGTTGACGACGACAGGCATCACTGCTGCGGGTAATATCCCGACACCTATACCGGTCGCCAATGTACCGCAAGCAACTCCGCCAGTGACACCACCAGGAGGGCCACCCCAACCAACTCCGCCAGTGACACCACCAGGAGGGCCACCCCCTGGTCCTCCCCCTGGGCCACCAGTGGGGCCGCAACCGACACCACAACCGGCACCAATTCACGCACTTACAAATGGCCCCATGCATGTCTCGGGTAGTCAGATACTCGACATCAATAACCAATCAATCCGCATCAACGCGATCACTTGGGATGGTATGCACCTACGCAATGGTTTCCTGCGTGGTCTTGATATCGTCAGCTACCAAGTGACGATGGAGGATATGGCGCGTCTTGGTTTCAACGCTATTCGTATCTTGCTCAATGACGCTGGCGTTATGAACAACGATATGATCACCGGCATCAACACAACGATCAATCCTGATCTTGTGGGCTTAGCCTATATGGAAGTGCTCGATGCAATTATTGCTTATGCTGGCTTTATTGGCATGCGGGTTATTCTCGATTCTCATAGCAGTGAAGGTATCGTACTCCCTGATGCACAAGGCCAAGCCAATGGATTGTGGTTCTCCACCGGAAACGGCACCGATGGTACCGATGGATCGGGAACCACAGGTACAATCACATCGAGTATATTTGCGCAGCATTGGACACGGATAGCCAATCGCTATGCTAATAACACAGCAATCTTAGGTTATGATCTACGCTGGGCACCCATATCTGCCCAAGGCGTCAATCTCGGTGCGACATGGGGTGATAACACCCCAACCGATCTGCACGCCATGTACGTCAGTGTGGGCAATGCCATCCAAGCAATCGACAGTAACCCATTGATCATCTGCGAAGCACCCCTCAATGTGGCGACCGGTTCCTTTGAAGGCGACTTGCGATTGGCCTCGACCACGCCGGTGAACCTCACTGTCTCCAATAAAGTTGTCTATGGCGTCCAGTCATTCCCTAATGAGGTTGCGCCGATTGGTACCGGTATTGATGCTGGTACCGTTTATATCAATCGCGCCAATACGATGTGGGGCTTCATGGTATCTAATAACATCGCACCGGTAATGGTTATGGCCTGCGGCGATGCTATGTTGACCACTGATGCTACCAATTGGGGCAATACATTCGTGCAGTACGTCAATGGCCAAGCTAGTGGTGGCCCTCGGTTCCTCACTGGACAACAGCCAATCTCATGGGCATGGTGTTATTGGGGACCGCATCGTGGTTCATCACCTGACTTCGGCGTAGTTACAGCATGGGGTGGTGGATCATTATATCCTGAACAATCCGCCTATCTGTCACAAATCTATAGCATCAGCCAAGTACCAGTACCACCTCCGGGTGGGCCACCGGGACCGCCTTCATTAACACCATCAGCCGATGAAACTATCATTCCTCCGGCAACTCAGATCATTAGTTCCGATCTAACCATTTGGACATTGAGCAACAATCGTGTTGTGATCAATGGGGTACCAGATGTTTCGGCTGTCGAAGTTGTGTATCTGAATAGCCGTGTTTATATCGAGAACTCATTAGGGAATTGGTTTGTCAAGACGCTGGTATCTGATCCTTGGGCATCTGTTGCCAATCCATTCGTTTCAGCATCGCCCAATGGTTCAACGGTGCCACCACTAACGTCAATTATTGGTTCTGATTTGTCCAGTTGGACATTGGCCAATTCGCGTGTTAGTGTAAACGGCGCAGTCGATGCTTCGGCTGGTAACACTGTAATATCGCTTGCCTATGTGAATGGACAAGTTTGGCGGCAATCATCTGCGACCATTTTGAGTACTTCTACCTATGCGACACCGAATAATGGTAGCATTGTATTTGGAGGTCATACCTATACCATCGATGTCCAAGAGAACTTCCGAATGGATGGGAACATTATCAATGGTGGCGGCAATACCAGTGCAATCGATCTCTATCAAAACATAATCTTTGCCCAAGATGGTCCTTCTCAGAATTGGTTCACTTGGAATCTATCGACCCAAACATTCTCAGGACCAATCACTGGTCCGGCAAATCTGCCGCAAGGTGTACTATGGTACTTCAAAACAGTATCAAGTGATGCGTGGCAGCCCTCCAGTGGTACAACAGTCAGCCCCTTGGGATTGGTTCCGGGACCGCCAGTTCAACCACCGACAGGACCGAACGTCACCTTCAATTTGACATCACTAACCGGTGTGGCAATATCGCCAAAGTTTTATGGTGTTGCCTGTAATGATATGAACATCACACGTGGTGATTATGGATTGATGGTCGATCCGGCATTTCAAACCATCTGCAAGTCGATGAACATTGGTTCCATTCGTCTTAACTGGAATCAGAACTTCCACATCACACAGATTTTTCCCACTCGCACATCAGCAGCAGATTGGAGTTGGATTGATAATTTTATCAACAATGCGCAGAAGTGCTTTACCATTGGCACCACGTTAACGACCGCCAACTTAATCATCACAGTGGGATGGTGTTCATGGTTGAACATCACTTCACCATCTGACTGGGCAGTTCATCAAGATCGTTGTCAGCAAATAGCACAACATTTCAAGAATGGTGGTGTGCCAGTTTATTATTGGACATTTGCTAACGAAGCCGATGGTACCGATATCAATTCGTGTATCGGCCTTTTTAACGCCATGGCGGTTGGAATAAAAGCCGTTGATCCCTCATATCAATGCGGTGGCTTGGATGATTCGTATTTCAATAATCAAAGATTAACGACATTCATTCAAAACTGTCATCCTGACTTCATCAGTGGACATGGATATACCGAGGAGAATGGTAGCAAGTCAGTTGCACAATGCTTCTCAGATGAACTCACTGATATCTTCTTAGATGTTCGTCAGAATGTCAATACAGCGATATCTTCAACAGCACCAATATTCCTCACCGAGTTCAACATGGACGGACAGCCCGGTGCCAGTTCATATCAGGCTGATGTGACCGGGGCTGTATATGCAGCATTTCGATATGCCACTATCGGCAAAGTAGGAACCTTGGCATGGGCTAATCGTTGGGATATCGCCTATGATCAATGGTATGGGCTGATAGATTCAAATACGTTTGGACAAGGACCATATTTCCTACGTCCACCGGGATATGTATATCAAAAACTGGGAGCATTGGCACCCGGAAATGTTATCAGTTCAACAACCTCTTCTGGGATGAACATCGTAACCTTGGGGACTGTGAACGCCAACAGTACCTGCTGTCAGATCATCAATTACGATGTCTCTACAGCTTATCCAGTTTCGGTGGCGATGAATGGTTCATCGACATCAGCTTGGACATATTGGGAGTTGTCTTCGACGCACCCGACTGGCTTTACCACCACCTTATCTACGTCGGCTTTGCTCGCAGGGATCACTATTCCAGCAATGAGTGTGGTTGTCTTAAATGCAGTTGGCGCAGCACCACAACCCGTACCTACGGTTGGATTGCCTACGATACCGGGGACACCATTGATTGGTTCGACCACAAGTACCAGCATGACCATGAGTTGGACAGCCTCAGTGGGCTAGCTAAATATCCCATACTCCGAGGATATGAGATGTCGGTTTTTAGCAATTCCTATAATGGTTCTGTCGTCTTTGTGGACGGCACTCAATGCGGCGCCAATACTGGCGGCGCTGTTCCTCTCGGACTGAACAACGCCTTTGATGATGCAGTGTCGATCCATCAAAGCACGGCGCAAACGCTGACTGGTCCGATCACTCTATCAAATACGCTGAGCGTTGGTGGTGTTATCACCACTTCGTCTGCCGAAGTCCGTAAGATTGCTGTGATCATCGCCGCTGGCAACTATACCGTCGCTGCAACTGATCGCTATGTGGTCATTAATAAGACGAGTGGTGCTGCCACTCAAGTAACCCTGCCAGCCGCCCCCACGACTGGAAGAATTATCACTGTGAAAGACGGCAAAGGTGATGCAGCGACAAATGCGATCACCGTGAAAGCCACGCAGAATATTGATAACGTGTTGGGCGCCACTGGTATCGTACTCAATCTTGCCTTTTCGAGTGTCGATCTAATTTACAACGGTACAAATTGGTCCGTAGTCTGATGAAATGTGGTCTAAATGACATATCTATATAACAGCAACAACCAACCGGTCACTGGCGATCTTTCGACTGCCACTGTGGTTCAAACGGCCACCGGTGCGGTCGCCCGCAGTCTTCGATCGCACTTCGGAGATGTTATCTGGGCCGCTGACTTTGGCGTACAAGCCAATGGTAGCTCGGATGATACGGCTGCTTGGACGAATGCCTTCAATGCCGCAGTTGGTACTCAGAAGTACATTGTAATCGCGCCAGTTGGTGTCAGTGTCATCTCAACCATTACCATCCCAGTCGGTGTCACCCTACGCGGCGCCACACCCACCAACAGTTATCCATTTGGCACTCTGTCCACTTTGTTAGGTTCAGTATTGAAGAAGACCAGTGGATCAAGTAGTGCTGTCGCAACATCCACATCAGGTACAGGTAATGATAACCGTGGCACCGCGATGGTGGACATGGCAATCATCGGTGATAGCACCCATCATGGTGTGACACTTGCACTTGGTATCCCGTTCTATTTTCGTGATTGTGTCTTCACCCAATGCAATGCCGGTATCGAGGGAAATACTTTCGCCTCCGGTGGATTTCCAACTGCCGTAATCGAAGGCTGTGTATTTGCTGCGAATACCCTCGGAGTTTGGAACGTAGGTGACAGTCGCATTCAGAACTGCTTCATCAACGGTAATAGCTCGCATGGTATCCAGTTGGATAGTGGTGCTCAAGATAACATCATTACCCACAACAAGATCGAGTTCAATGGTGGCAATGGTGTGGTGGCCGATTCGACCGAAGATAATGTAATCTCGAATAATATCATTGACTCCAATGGAGCCAGCAATATTCGTTGGACAAACAATCGCAATGGTGTGATTTGCGGTAATACGATCCGCAACTTTGCCGATCAAGTAACCATGTCAGGCAATCATCTCTTCCTTAGTGGCAATACGGATACCGCAGTGATTGGCAATTCAACCAAGTTTGGCGCGACAACCGGTACCACTCCAGTGAATGCCGTTGGTGGAGGAGCCAATACATCAGTCATTATGTTCGGCAATAGTTGGCGTGGTCATAGCGGTTCGACTGCAATCAACGCCTCTGTCACTGGACTCAATCCAAGTCTAACGGCTGTAGCTTCCAGCAACTTGGTCTAAGGGAAAATATATGACATTCAACTATCAACAAGTTCCCGGTGGTGGCCAAGATGATGTTCTCAACGCTTCGGGACTTGGCGCCCCAGCAATTATTCGCGGTTCGGTGTTTGCCCATCTAGCTTCTGGGTTGGTTATGGGTGCAGGTCAAACAACCGGTGTCCGACAAACTAATGCGACAGCCTTACAAAATGCCATCACCTATGCTGCATCTCATGGTAAGTTCTTTGTTATTGAACCGGGCGTCTATGAGATCAATTCCTCAACTGGTCTGAGTATTCCAGCACAAGGTGTTGGTAATTATGGATTGACCCTAATTGGCTCGCGCTATGGATCGCAGATTATACAGTTTTACGCTACGACTCCCTCTTGTCCCATTCTTACTATTGGTGATACCACCGGTGCGACAGCAAGCAGTGGCGTGAAGATCGAGGGGTTAAATCTTTCGTATGGTGCAGCACAGACAGGATTCACCTCTGCCAAGGCATTGAATATTGGTTATTTGGTGAATAGCATAGTTGGTGATATTCATATGCCAATGGCAACCAATCCAGCATATAATGCTGTCGATGTTGCTGCGACCAATATATCAGGCAACAGATTCCATGACATCAGTGCTATTGGATTTCAGAATATTGGATTGAACTTCAATCCTCAAGAAGCCGCCGCTATTCCGCCCAGCCAATTTCAAAATCTAGTTATACAAGGCGGTAGTTCTGGTAATCCCGCCATTGCTAACTTCATTAACTTTCCAGGTACGGTTGGTGAGTTATTCTTCGATGGACTTACACTCGCTAATGGTGCATGTAACGTAGCAATTTTATTTGGTGGTGCTGGCGCCCGAGCCGTTACGATTAATGCTTTGCATATGGAACAAATAAAACTGACTGGCTCACAGGCTTCGTTCTTTTCAGGAGCAGCATCAGCTTTTACCATTAACGGCTTTAAGATTGTCGATCCGATCATTCTGTCCGCAGCATTAACCGGCACGCCATATCTCTACGGCGATTATCAAGGCGGCTCATCAACAGTAATCATTAACAATTTGAACATCACATGTTTAGCAGCGACCGGTGAAATTACCTCAAACTTTGGTCTATTGGGATTGATTGGTGCCGCATCACCGGACTATGTGCCAAACTTCGAGGTCAACAAGTTCATTTCGTTTGATAATCCGGGTGGCAATATCCAAGGGCATATATTCTTGGACGATCATATGCCGATGGCAAGTAATGCCACGCCGGAGATGTTCAACCGATTCGTGCATGGTGCAGCCAATTCAGTATGTGAACGCGCTAAGCTTAATGTGTCAGCAACCTACACGCATTGGAGCCAACACGAACATGCGACCATCGTTGTGCCATCGAGTATCACCTCATTCACTTTAACTTTGGGCGCTCGCATAAGTGTCACAGCCAGCACACAATTACCACGTACCGGCAGTACAGTGCATATTCGCCGCTCAGGCAATGCTGGATTGGCTGGCACATTGACTATTGTCAATGGCGGTGCTGGCGCCGGTACATTGAACACTAATACCACAGCAGTTGATCTATGGTATCAGTTCGATGGTACGAATTGGGTAGCCCTAACACCAGTCCCATAATTGGGCTGGTGTTACTACTATTGCGCTAAAAAGAGATCGCGTTCGGCTCTGCGACGCCGAGTAAGTCCGGGCAGTTCCCTACCACCAGCGTGATCCCATTCCAAAATGGCATCTGCCGCTTGATCATATTGACCAGAGTTCAGCAACGACAATACATCAGATTTGTGTAAGTTGCCTCCGCCAAGATTATAGCAAAACGAGACGAGTGCATCAAACTGGTTCTGTGTCAATGGTACCGTGACATAGCTATCAACATAGCCTTCAAACTTGCAGAGATCATCAGCCAGATATTGTGTGGCTTGTTCGGGAGTAATGCTCATACCCTCATAGACATCAGCCGTATGGCCATAGCCTATAGTCCAAACGCCAATTGAATCCTGATAGGCTTCATATCGAACACCCTCGAAGGTTTGAATAAAATTGATGCCGTTTTTGCTTATCTTCATAGCCATATTCACCCCTGCTCATGATCATATTTACCTTCAGGGGTAAATATCAGCATGCCAGTCGTCACACTCACAACAACATCCGGTTCGCCACAGACTTGGACAGTTCCATCAGATGCCCCAGTCGGTACTGTTTTGACTGTGGAATGTTGGGGAGCCGGATCGGGCGGTAGTGGATCGAGCACATCATTCCGGGCCGGAGGTGCGGGTGGGGCATGGGCCAAGAGTTTGTACACGGTCACGCCCCATGATGTCGCAAGCGGAATAAGTTTCACTCAGAATACTGGATCGGCTGGTACAGGTGCGGCGAATAGCACGGCTGGTACCGATACTAGCTTCAGTACCAATAATATCAATCTCTTTCCAAACTCAATCAACACCGGTGCAGTTGTCGGTACTCCTGGTACCCTACCGACTGGTTGGTCATATAGCGGTAATCCTGCTGGATTGACTACATCAGTCGTTGGATTTGGTACTGATTTGAATAGCGGGTTCCCCTATGTCGATCTCCGTGTTAACGGAACACCGGGAGCCAGCGGTAACGTTAATCTATTCTTTGCAATCGGTCTTACCAGCGGTATAGCGACGTCAACAACTTATTTCGAGAGCTTTTACACTTGCTATCGAGACAATGTTGGCACAGGCTTGACTAATATTGCTACTCCATTTCTTCAGTTCATTGATGGTGTTAGTTTCGCTGGTATTGGATTTGCCAATTTTACTTGGACCACAACACTTACTCGCACACCCTCATGCACCGGCGCAACAACCACAAATGCCAATGTCAACATAAGCATGGGATTTGCTGTGACGAATGGCGCGGCAATAGACATTACTTTCCGCATCGCCGGTACTCAATTTGAAGCTGCCGGTAGTGCTAGCTTCTGGAAGTCGAGTGCTTGTTACGTTTTGGCAAGAGGCGGAGGCGCGACATCGGGAGTTACCGGAGGCGTTGGTGGAGCAACTGCGACATCCATCGGTAATGTCGCCAAGAATGCTGGTGGTGGAGGAGCGACCCGTACCGCTGGAGGTGGTGGTGGCGGTGCGGCAGGTAAGGATGGGGCCGGTACAACTGCCACAACCGGTACTGGTGGGACTGGCGATGCCGGTTCTGGCGGTGCGGCTGGTGTATCCAATGTCGAAGGTGGGGGTGGAGCAACCGCAGCGGTCAGTCCGGGTGCCGCAGGTGCACCAGGAGGTGGCGGAGGTGCAGCAACAACTACTAATAACGGTTCGGCAGGCGGAAGGGGTCAGGTGCGAATCACGTATACCAGCGTATCATATGGCCCAATACTCAAGCCATGGAAACAACGCCCCATGTTGCTCCGGTAAATATCACGAAGGAATCATCCATGGCCCGGTACTATAGTATCCAATTCAACAATGTGTCTGTCTCTGCCGCACAAGACCTGTTCGCGTTCAAAATCGGCACCTCGATCGGCATCACGTTGCACCAATTCGAACTCAATTCAGAGAGTTCAACCGCACCGGCTGAGCTACGTGTCATCATCAAGCGATTTGGTGCCACCGTCACCCTCGGATCAGGCGGTTCGGTCAACCAAACGCCTGTTGCTCTGACATCAACCGATAGCACTTGTAGTATGGCAACCGTAGGACTGAATAATACCGCGCGAGCCACCACCAATGGTACCAATGTCACCCTATTCTCTTGGGGTTGGAATGTCCTTAATGGACTATTGTTCGTGCCAGCACCTGAATGGAGACCTAGTTTTGCTGTCTCTGAAGGATTGATCGTCGGCTTGGAAACCGCACCCGGTAGCGCAACAACCATGGATGGCTATTTGGTTTTCTCGGAAAACACGTAAACTAAGGTGTAACAAATGGCGACATCCAGCACGGGGGTCTTCCGCCGCCTGTGGCGTCGCCCTCAAAAGAAATACAAATCATACGCACCCGCAGGGTTTGATGGTAGTGGTTCGCCTACTGGCGTTGTTGGTACCAGTGGCGTTGGTTCAACAATTGCACAGATCACTTCTCTTCCAAGCGGTGTATTTGGCACCAGCGGCGTTGGCACCCCCCATACTGAAATCGATCATGGCGTTACTGGCGTCGCTGGTAGTAGTGGCGTAGGATCACCATCGACTAAAATCGATCATTCTGTAACCGGTGTCGCAGGTTCCGGTGGGACTGGTACACCTGTTATCGAGATCGACCGTGGTGCTACAGGAGTTGCGGGCACCGGTGGTGTAGGCACAACTCATACCGAAATAGACCATAGCGTTACCGGTGTCACTGGAATCAGTGGTACCGGCTCACCGGTTATTGAAATAGATCGTTCTGTCACTGGCGCTGCCGGTAATGGCGCTGTTGGAACCCCGACCATCGAGGTCGATGATACTGCTTCACCAACCGGCGTCTCTAGTAGCGGCGCCATTGGTACAGTCATAGTCGAAGTTGATCATGGCGTCACAGGGGTTACAGGAACCGGCGGCGTAGGTACGCCAACTATCGAGGTCGATGATACTGCTTCACCAATCGGCGTCTCTAGTAGTGGTGCCATTGGTACAGTCATAATCGAGATCGATCGTTCTGCCACTGGTACTGCCGGTACTGGCGCTGTTGGAACCCCGACCATCGAGGTCGATGATACCGGATCGGTTATTGGTGTTTCCAGTAATGGTGTCATTGGCACAGTCGTAGTAGAGATCGACTATGGAGTTACTGGTAATGCTGGTACAGGCAATGCCGGAACGCCATCGATTGAAATCGATCTGGCTATTCCCAGTACCGCCAGCACAAGTGGCATCGGCACCACTTCAGTCGAAGTTGATCATGATATTGTAGGAGTTGTTGGCACCGGTGGTGTCGGTACACCGACGATCAGTGCCTCATCTTCGATTGCAATTCCAGCCGTTGCCAGTCCCGGTGTACTTGGTACGCTCGCAGTCAATACCTCCTCGACCACCAATGTGGTTGCCGATTCAGTCACAAGTGCAGGAGTCGTTGGATCACTCGTAATCGAGATTGATCATGACATTGCTGGTACCACAACCAGTAGCAATATCGGCAGTGTTACCACAGCCATCCTTATCCAGCCCGCCAGTGCGACTGGAACAGGTGTTGCAGCCACCGCATCGATCGAAGCACAGCTTGCGCTAACCGGCGTGAATGCATCTGGGGCAATCGGAACATTTACCTTTGAGATTGATCATGATCAATCGATTACCGGCGTTTCAAGCACCGGTGCTGTAGGCACTCTCTCTGTTGTCAGTGGGCAATTTGTCTCGCTCTCCAGTGTCAGTAGCGCAGCAAATATCGGTGCCTTCAGCTTTGATCTCAGTTTCGCTATTCCAGCATCCAGCAGTTCGCTTGCGTTGGGCAATCTCATCGGTGCTGTTACTCCACCGCTTACCGGAACCAATACCAGTGGTATAGCCAACACGGTTGGGAAGCAACTCGATCTAACCATCCCTGCAACTACCAGTGCCGGATCAGCAAATCAGCTAACCGCAACCTCGGCCAAAACCATTAATCTTGTAGCGGTTGATAGTGTTGCTGAGACTGGGACGATTGATGTCACTCTTACCAATCCGCTATCGATCACCCTGACATTACCGCCGTTTGAGTTCTCTGCGGGGCTGGGTATTCAGCAGTCGCTCGATATCACATTGACGCTGCCGTCGATCGCGATGGTGACGATGATCGCCAATACGACGATGCAGGCGACATTCACTATCAATCTTGTCGCAGCTATGGCAGTCACCACCCGATGGAGAGGACCAGATATTATTGTCGCGATGCGTGATGAGCCATTGGTAGTAGGACTGCGGTTCAGTGATCAAGCTGTCGGCTTTGAGACGATAAATCCCATAGACGATGATGAACTCGTTGATCTACGAGTGGAAGAGTTGATGCTGACATGACGGCTGTCCCTTATTTGTTTATAGGAAAAACTCCAAGCGAGCGGCGATCCTTTGGGTTCGACTTCGGCTTGGCGCAAGAGTTCCAACGCAATGTCTCACAGCCTCATGCGCAGACCATCACCAGCTTTACCGTGACTTGTGACAATTCTGATCTGACCATCGAAACACCAGTGATCAGTGGCAATCGTGTGTTGCCAACGATACTCTCCGCCTATATCAATGGCGGTGTGGATGGCCAAGTTTATGAGATAGTCTATACGGTCGTCACCAATGTGGGTGCCGTCATTCAACGAACGGTATTGTTACCAGTCGCTGAGCTATGATCTATCCGTTGCCGCCGTTTGTTCGGAGACGTCCTTCAGCAATGAAGCTGTTTTTCCGTTGTTTGCGTAAGAATCCAGAGATTGGCAATCCTACCCGGCGTAAGCGGTGTCCATTTTGGTCCTTGCATAGTGCGAGGGCAGTATGGCTGCGATCGACTCAATGATGAATTGATGAGCTAGCCTCATTACAGATCATATCATATCGCAATGTTCGACATTGTCTAATTGAGTTTAGCAGTTCTTCCTCGAATGTCTCAGGCGATTCATTCAACAAGGATACGTCAGCCAATAGCGAGACCATTATCGACATGGGGATGTCGGGATGAACTTGTTCAGCCTGATGCAATATTGCTCTAATCTTGGATAGTGCATTGATTGAGGTCTGCTCATAGACTTCTTGCGTGATCATGATGTACCTTAGTCAGTGGCATTTAGTGCTAATTTGGGTGATGCCATAATTATAAATCAAGGTTGTTTTAGAATATTATCAATCACTGAATTGATCTCTCCTACGGAATCACCAGCCCCTGATATCTCCCACACACCGAACTTCGGTGGTCCCACGTCCAATTGATGATTGATATCATCGACTTGACTTTGTAATGCGTCGATTTTGGCAGATAAAGCTGCTATCTCAGATGCTGATGCTGTGGCAGATGCTACCGCCGTTTGTAGCGCAGCAGTCTGTGCGATTAGGGTGGCAATCTGTTGCGATTGGATGACATCTACTGATGGAGGGACTGTACTGCTCATTAGGTTGTTGCCTGTGTTCCTGCGATGTTAAGATTGAAGCCATTATGTCCGATGGTCTGTCCGCCCGGTAGGGTGACATTGAGAGGCGCAACATTCAGACTCACCTTCGGCAAGAAGGATTCGGCGCATCCACCCAGATCGGATAGAGCATGTTCAATCGCACCGGCCAATGTAGTTACTTCACCAATGACACCACCTAACATTGCAATTTTCTTTAGCAATGCTACAAGGAATGGTCCAATGAATATTTGAACGAAACTGGCGATCCATTTGATCACACCAATCAAGTTGGTGGGGACATGGAGTAAACCGGTCATTGGTACAATTGAATCGATATTGGCTAGAATGCCATTGATCTCAGACAAGATGGTATTCAGTGATTGTGGGATCAATGTGACTAGATCACAGCATGTAGCATTGCTGATGGCACTATGAAAGTTCTGAAAATGGACGAGATTAAGGATTGCTGATAGGCCGAAACTTGCATCGAGATGCAGGTTACAGAGGCCGCCACTGACGTTTGCAATGGCTGTTTGATCGGCTTGAATGAGAGGCATAGTTCTTATCCTAGATTATATTGGTCACGATGCCGTTCTCCACGGTCACGACAGTTCCGTTAGTCTCAAATTGTCCGGTTGCTCCATTACCAACGGTGAGTGTTTTGCTGACATTGACCACTGGAGCATCCAGAGCGATTTGTGATTTGGCTGAGATTAACACTGATTTGCCGCCTGCTACTGCCACTTGGCCATCTATGGCTGCATTGAGATCACCGAGGATATGGACATTACCATTATGATCAATGTGTAAGTTCAAATCATGCTTTGTGAATATAGAGATATCGCCATCATTCCAAAGTTTGATGTAGCTACCTTTTTTGTGCATGATGAGGAACTCACCATCCTCAGTCGCTTTGCCATCAACTTTAGGTACCGGTGATTTGCTCGAATAGCTACCACCGATGATCAAACCATTATTGAAATCACCATGTTGGCTAAGCACAACCACTGGCTGGCCGATATTAGGCGGTGCAACAAATCCCCATGCCTCGCCACCATCAGCTTGCGTATCATCACCTTTACCGATGAATGGTACAATGATCGGCAGCCACCCAGAGATCAGTTTTTCATAATTGTCTTCATTGGGATCGTACCATGCAACTTTAGCGATACAATGTTCAGGATCATATTCTTTCAGACGAGCATACTTCACCGAGCCATAAGATTCATTGATCTTACTGGAATGAAGTTTGACCATATTGATGATCTGATCGGAAACGAATGCCATTATGTTGGTGCTCCACCAGGAACATCAGCACCAATGCCAGATGGCCCAGATAATCCCGCGCCAGTCTGACCAGCAATGCCAGCCCCCCAGCGACCCTTCACGGTACCAACATAGCCACGTTGAAAATCAAGTTGGTGTTCAATTGAATCAATCACATAATCTCCATCAATGATGGTACCAGTACCTTCGATGTTGAGCAGATTATTCAGTTTTAATCCAAGTATCTGTGGGCCTGAACATTTGGCTGTCAGACTCCATTCGTGCAGCGTGAACTCTTCAAATTGCGATTTTGCCAGTTTTACATTGTCATCGTGATGGCGATTAGCTGACTGCGCATAATGCGCTCGCCCAAAAGGCGAATCTTTGTTACCTTCAGGATACAGGGCGCGATTGCCGTCTGCTTCGCCAGCATGATCATAGTTGGTGGCATTCACATACCAGTCCCATTGACTGATATTCAGATTATGCTCAATCTCCAATGAGGTACAATTGGATGCTGTCAGCTTAGTAACACTCGGTTCCTCATAGATGCCTTGAGGTGCCACCGCAACAAACCCAACGGTGCCCTCTAGATCATTGTCCTTGAAAAACACGGTGCCCCCATCTTCATAATAGAACACACCGTACTCCCGCGAGATTTGCGAGTAGATATCATTGGGGTTCATCGTAGCATTATGACCATCCCGCCCATCCACCTTTTCTTCATTGGTTGGCCAGAAGCGACCCTTCATTGTACCGAGGTCAACTTTTTTCACTTGACTGGTATCGACTTCGATTTTGGTTTCCTTAGCCACCCGTTCAATGATCTCTTTGATAGTGGCGTTGGTATCGAAGCTGATTTCCTTACCATCAGTCAGTAACAGAAAGGTATTACGACCTGTCAAGGTCACCGTACCACGTACTGCGTCAATGGCTATTTTATCAACAAAACCACGAAACACTTCAGTCATTTCCGTTGTCAAGTTTTTCTCGAAACCTATCTCCACAAGTACCGACATTGAGATGAAATCAGCCCAGAAGAAATAGCCAAACTGACGCTGCTCCCACAAACTCAAAACAATTTTATGGCGATCAGCCTGATACCAGTTCTGTTTTTGTGTCATCACCGATAGGGTGATCGCAGTAACATCGATATCAGCTACATCACCCGGCGCCCGCACACCACCTTTGCCGATGAGCACACGATACCGAGGCCGCCAAACATCGCTATGTTGAGCAAAATCATTGGCACTACCACTCATCCCAGACCACCACCACCGCTTGGTACATTGCTTGCACCTTTCAGCAATCCTTGAAGAGTCGATTGATCAACACCGATCAACACGCCGGTTGGAATGACAGTCACTTCGGTCAATTCGATGGCATATTCAACATAATTATTTGCTTTATAACGTAACGTGAAGTGAGTGATTACACAATCCCGCGACCAACCAGTCCATTTCACTGTGACCTTATCACCAGCTTCATACATGGCATACAAAGCACGGGCGCGTGTATAGCCATCAGCCGAGAGGAATATTCCATCCCATTTGATCGGATCAGGATCAGGTCCCATCGAATCGATCTGTCTTGTGCCACCCGGCTGCTTATGAACGATTGCCCGAAATGGCCCACCCACATGAATGAACTCTGGGATTTCAAAGCCACCGAAGGTGATACTACCCGATGGTCCAGTGATCACCAGAATCGGATCGGGTTGGGATGTTACGAGGGGCATCGATTATTTAGAACCTACCAATCGAGGCTCCCGGCCCCATCGGATGCATTCTGGGATCAAACGCCGTCGAACCACCCATCGCAGTAGGGCCACCACCAATGATATGATGCGCCACATGCTCGCTGATACGTTCGCCATCCAAGTAGTTAGGACTATGGATTGTCAAATGCATATTGTTCGCGGGTACATCACCTTGTTCAGGATTGACTCGTGGGCCTTGGATATTGGGCGAAGACATCGCTTTATCTCGATCCATGGGTGTTGTCGCACCGAGACCTAATGGTGCCCCCATATTCGGTGTCTCGTTTTCAATCGATGTCGCCAAAGCACCACGCCGACTAGCCTCACCAATCCGATCTCTCGGACGTTCGTAGAACAACGAACCTGCCGCGCCCGATTCCCGTGCTGTGTTCGTCTTATTAATTTCAGCCCATGCTTTTTGTTCCTTACCTTTTGTCATTTCCCAATGCGCTGCTTGCAGCATTTGGAGATGAGTTGTATTCGGACTGGTCACATCGATACCGGTGCCAGCCAGAATGGCCCTTTGCCGATCCGGATGCCATTGGAAAGAACCTCTGGCTAAACCACTATCGCCAATCGCATTCTTATTAAATCCAGATTCAGCGCGTTCCTGTGCGGTCATACCAGCCGCTCGGTGTTTATTCAAACCTCCTTCTGTCTGCCAAAATTGCATCGATTCGTTTTGCAATCTTTTCTGTTCGGCAGTGGATAGTGGCTTGACAGGCGCATTTGATGTGGGAATCGAACCAACGCCCCCAGTGGCTGGTGACATAACGCCACTATGACCACCGCCATGAAATCCTCCGGCAGGCAAATTGCCACCAATCGTATGTCCAGCCAATCCTCCTTGTGCCGAAGTAAGCGCAATACCTGTACCATTTTTCTGAGCATCAATTGGTGCTCCACTTGAAACACCACCACCACCTCCGCCTTTTCCTGCACCAGCCCCACCACCTGTGCTACCAAACATCCTTACATTCAAGGTGTCCACGTTCATGGTATCGATCTTGATCGCGGGGATAAGCGGCCCTGTCGGCTTGCCCACACCGGGTATCTCTGATACACCAGCAGGCATTGGAATTGTCTGTGGCGTGATGCCCTGTTGACGGAAGGCATTGGCCGTCTGCTGTTGCTGTTGGGTTTGATTGATACCAGCAAGCTGATGTGCCAATGGACTATCAAAATCAGTCTGCTTCACTGTGCCACGCTCTGGCCGCATATCATTGGGTGATCGGGTGATCCGCGAGACACGAGGTGCATTCACCCGAGCGCTAACAGCGGTAGTCGTCTCTGTTGTTCCTGCAATACGATTTTGTACTGCGTGTTCGCGGACATCCTCGTCCGCTTGATTGAATGGTGCCGGTGGATGCACGTCACGGTTCTTCAAACCGGTGACGGCGATGCCACTAATCGGATCGACAAAGGTTTCATCGGGATGCTGTTTGGCATAATCGTCTTTCTCGATCATGCTCTTGGTCAGACCTTTATGCGCTGCTTTCAAAGTGACATCAGCTAAAGCACCGATCAATGCACCCCACAGACCACCTACAGCATAACCGATACCAGCACCTTCCAAGGCATTCTTCATTAATTCATTGGTACCAGAGTTCTCATCTGTGATGCCGTCCACTGCCGCTGAAGCAACCCCAGTGATCAAGAAACCCATCAGACCACGATTGACCACGCCACCCATGCCAGCCGCTTTAATGCCTTGTGCAGCGTTCGCGCCACGAGCCAATAGGCCCCCGCTAGCCCCCGCCAAAGCTGCTTCAGCCGACGCCGAACCAATCGCACCGGCGCCACTGCCAGCTACACGCGCACCCAAAGCAGCCCCGCCTGCAACCGTTGCGGCTGTACCTGCTGCTGTCGAGGCCGCCACAGAACCTGCCGTTGCACCAGCAAATGTCGATCCAATCGCAAACCGCGCCAGCCCCGGTAGACGAACCAAGGCAGCAATGGCCAGACGCAGTCCCAACAATGCAGCAATGACCAATGCAATGTCAGAAGCAAATTGGGCGATCTTTGGATGTTCATTGAGAAATAATGCCATCCGCGACATTGCGTCAGCAAAGCCATACAACGCATTGGTCAGACCACCAACCTTAGCAAATGAACCAACCAAATCTTCAAAAGAGGCTTTCACCGCCATCAGACTATCATTGAAATTACGACTGGCCCGATCGATATCATCCGCATTGTTGCCAAGTATGGCGGCTCGCCGTTCAAATCTTTCTGTTTTGTCTATCCCTGTTGGAGTGGCAAGATCAGCCATGGCACGACCAAAACGAACTCCACCACCTTGACCGCCAAATACTGTATTGATAAGACCACCAACCTCTTCGGCAATCTTATTTTCTGTAAACTCAGGATGTAGTCTTTTGGTATCCTGCGTAAGCTTTTGAGCAACTTCAATAGCTTTATCAAGGAAATTACCGTTGCCTTTAATTGCATCTTGTAGGAACAATCTGGCGTTACCACCCTGAAGATTAGGGGTTGCCATGATATTGCTTGTGTTAAGCAAACCGTGTTGTTCTAATATTCCCGCACCTTTCTTACTCAATTCCATCGGTGTAGTCATAGCGCGAAACACACTATTCAATGTTTCACCGGCTCTCTCGCCCAAGCTCTCATTCAATACTGCAAATCGCGCCATAGCACGAGGGTTGTTAGCAATATCCAATGCCTGTAAAGGCTGTGTCGCCATTCGAGCATTATGCATCAAGGTTTGTGGGGTGAAAATCCCCTGACCCAGAGCAATCATTTTCTGGAATGCTAGCGCGTTCTTGTTGAACAAATCTTCATCAAGTTGGCCAGTTTTTGGATTGTGGATATTTCCAAACGCATCAGCACCGCGTAGTAAATTGCGTGTTGCCCCTGTAATATCACCTGATTGACCGGTAATGCGTGCGGTAGAACGTGCCAAAATAGCGATATTGCGCGACGTCTCTGCTGATGCTTCCTTGCCTAAGATTCCAGAAATCTCTTGGCCCAAAAACAGTCGTTCAGCCATGTTGACCCCATGCACGGGAGTTCGGGCCGCCGCCATCCTAGTGCGGTCGATCTCTTCCTCTGAATGACCAGTTAATCGCATTGCTGCGATACGTTCATCCAACTTACCAACCGCATGGATGCCAGTGCGGACAAGTTCAGAGACACCTAGAGCCGCCGTGACACCAAGACCCCCCATGATGCCATTCTTGAAACCATCTATAGATTTTTGACGTGCGTCGATCTCTCCCTGAATGACACGTTGATGTTCTCTGTGAAGGCGCTCCTCATTCCTTAGTATCTTGTTCCGACTACTTTCTTCGAACTCAGCTAATCCACGCTCATTGATATATTTGGTAGCATCAAATCTCTCATTTTCCTTTCCGGCTGCTACATAAGTTCTCTGTATCTTGTTCCGACTAGCCTCTTCGAACTCACCCAATCCTCGCTCATCGCGATATTTGCGATTGGCTGTCACATTAGCCGCTGTAGCACCCGAGGTTGATGCACCACTCAATCCAGTCGGAATTGTCGGCATGTTGCGAATCGTATTGCTAAGAGATTGGAAATTGCGTTGGGTCAAAACGATCATCTGATTGATCGCATCAAGCGCTTTAGCAAGATCGGTCAACTGTTGTTGACCTGTTAGATTGATATTAATACCGACGGGAAGATTCAGACCGCCGAGACTACCACCTTGACCAATTGCCATGCATCAACTCACAAAAAAGGAAGGCTTTCGCCTCCCAATATTTACCCCTCAGTGGGGAGGTTGACTTAAAGGATGAATCGTGCAAGTTCCCTCTCGCCAATTATCGATATTGGTCTTGCCATTTGGCGCAAAATTGGTCACCTTCCAGTATTGCACACCCGGCGGGATCGCTTCCTGTGTAGTGATGTAACTACCATCAGGACGCTTCTGACACCACATCGTCGTGACAGATACCTGCCGCTGTTCTTCCTGCTGCCGATTAATCCCAGCAAGCTGTTGTGCCAATGGACTATCAAAGTCAGTCTGCTTCACCGTGCCACGCTCTGGCCGCATATCATTGGGCGATCGGGTAATCGAACTCGGGCGTGGCCGATTGGGCGGCGCATCTGCCGGGTCTTTCGGCACCATCAGAATCTGACTGTAACCGTGCCAAGGGTCCCACTGGTTGACCACCACACAGCCCAACGTCTTGCCACATTCATTGGGATCAGACTTCGCCTGCGCCGCGATCGGCAACAGACACAGCATCGACAAAAGCAACTTCTTCATGATCACCTCCAAGAGCGTCCTAGGCCAGACAGATCAATCTGTCAACCCTTTAATGCCGCAGCAATATGGCGACGCAGGATCATCCCAATCTCATTGGTCTTGGCGGTCAACGCTGGTTGGAGGAACGGACGTGGTGGGATCGTCACCGTCCCATACTCGTGAATCACTCCCAATGGATGATTGGTACCCACCTCAGCATGCAAGCCTACCACATGAGCCTCAATGCTGTCTCGCAATGCACCAGTACGCAACAATGGCTGATCCACAGGATAGCCCATACGTTGCTCTTCTTCGATCGTACTCTCAGATAATGGCGGCCAGTCAGAATGCTGATGGCCGATCCAATTCTTGGCTTCCTGTTTCACCAGTTCAGCAGCTTCCACCAATCCAGCTTCAGCAGCGATGCGGATGCGTTGTTCGAGTTGTTGCAAGACTTGAGCGATGTTCATCGCTTACTTATACTCATTAGGGCGCCAACGCATATTGTCCCACTCCCAGATACCACCCTGTTGTTGGCCAAAAATGATCTGAAAAGCTGTCAATTCAACCGAATCCAGCGCGAACACCACGTCCCAAGGAATGCCCTTCGATACAAGGTAAAGGGCAACGCCCAACGCTGAATCCGTTGCTAGTTTTTTATTGCGACCTTCTCATTTTCCTCAACTTCATTGCGCATCCGATCGTCAGCAATAATGGCATCCCAGCCATCGTCGCCCAACCATTCCAGACGCCCTTCGAGGAAACTGATCTTGGTCTTCGGTGGCCCAGCTTCACCATCAATGTCGATCACCGCCGCCGCTGTCGCCAACATGCCATAATACGGCCCATTATTGGAATGCTCAGCCAACACTCGCGCCAATCGGGCACGTTCCATGATGCTGAGGTTCTTATAACGAATCACACGGCCACTGGCGTCAGTGACCGTGCGAACAGGATTGGATTCTTTCACAAAAGACGTTTCGAGCGTCTCAATCGTCGGCTTGTTTGACATCATATCACCTTCTAGAGGTTGGTATTTAGCAACCTCTCAAGGCGTCAATTGTCAAGTCACGAAGAACGAATTATTCCCAACGCCAACGCCATTGACCGATCGACGTGCTGCGCGAAACTCCAAACGACACGAAGTGGCATCATCACCACGCCACGTGCCAGAATCAGTCTGTTTGAGACTGACATCAAGGAACGCGATATTGGTGACACCACCGGCGCCAGAAGATGAAGACACAGAGATTTCTAGCCGACCTAGCGCATAATCTTTACCGCTGAACCATGACTGCTCAATCTCCGCAATTCCATTATCGACATTGCCCCGGCCACGATCATAGGTGATCGTACCAGACCAAAGCTTCGGGAGATCAGCAACCAGCACACGGTTGTCGAGACGAACACGTGTGACATCCTGTGTTTCCTGCTTGGCGTCGAATTGCATAACATTTTCCAGCGCAATAGTAGTGCCGTCAGCATTTACCAAAGCGATGTGAAGATCGTGCCCGGTGTTGGTGAATCCAGCAGTCGTTGCATTAATGCCCATCTAAAATTATCCTTGATTCTGAACAGTAACCGTAACAGTACTGCCGCCTTGAAGGTTGACTATGAAGGTGCTATTTATGGAGGGGTAGACCGCCTGAACTGTCGCCGTAACAATACCAATCTTGGTTTGTGAAGGCGGATTGTTCTGCACATTGCATTGAACAGCGTAAGGAGTCGTTCCATCAGTCGTCGCCAACAGACCAGCACCAGTCAGGTTCTGCATGAATTGACTAAGCGTCGCCGTCACATTGAAGAACAACTGCGGCGTAATCACCTCACCAATATAAAAACCCATGCCACTTGCGAGCGTCTTTGCGATATAGTTGGTCAATGTCGGATAGTTATCCAACTGTAACGTGAGATTCGTGCTGCTGGTATGCCCACTACGACACGTCCAGATATTGAATCCACCTGCACCGGGGAGAGTAACCACGTCAATACCGCTCTGGAACAACGAAGTCAAATCAGCAGTCGTATACGCAGTCTGATTGATCCCCGAGATTCCTGTCTTCTGTGACCCTGCTATACCAAAGATCGGCTTATTCAGCGTCACATTCTGCGGAGACAGATTGGCCAAACGACCAGCCACAAATGCCTGCGGCGACACCAAACGGGTCACACCCGTTACTGGATCGTCCCAATAGAGCCAGTCACCATGGAGGAGTTTCGAATAGGCGCTATCCAGTCCAGCAGTACGCTTGGCAGTAACCGCGTTGGTTACTGTCGTACCAGATGGAATTACCTGAATGGCATAACTCGAATTGCCAATGGCAAATGCATCGATTGTCGTCCACGCTGTCGAATCATCAACATCGCAGCAATCAAGAATGGCGACATTCAAGTTCGACAAGGCATACATGCCACTCGGAACCGAACTGTCACCCGTCAAAACAGTCGCAGTGATCGTGCCAACACCATCACCACCACCCACCAACTGATAAACCGCAGGCAGTGAAGGAATAGTAGTACCACCACCAGCGACAGCCGTCACCCAAATAGAAGGCTGTCTCAATGCATTCTGGCCGTTATTGACCGCTGCCGCCAATGCCACCCAGGTGGAATTGAAATTGGTCGGCGTAAAGGTCAACACCACACCAGAACCAATGCTCTGTGAGGATGATAGGACAAAATGGGTAGGATCGGTAATCGACGCGACCGTCGGCGCCGAAACAACGCCAGTCCCAGACACCACCATACCGACCACCAAAGACGCAGTCGAATCGACTGGTACCGTGGTAGCAGTTGAGATCGAACCAGTGGTTGTCGCGGTCGTGGAAGCTGCCTTGGGAATATTCTGATAGATTTCAGCCGCGTATCCCGGCACACCGACAACCGCAGCAATCGTATTCGCCTTAGCACCATTCTGCAAAGTGACAGAGATGTTGTTACCATAGGTGCCGGTATACTTGGCCGTAAAGGTAATATCAGTGCTGCCAACCACAACTGAGGAAGCAACATCAGTACCATCGGTTACCCTAACGCACTGCATCGCAGTGGCACCTTGCAGCGAAACGACAGCCGCATGGGTACCCATATCGTATTTGCGATTGAGCAATGGTCCAAAGTTTTGGCTGTATTCAGCCATGCCTTGAACCAACACCGGCGTATTCACCGGACCATAACTGGCAGTTCCCACCAGACCAACAACATTCGATGGAACGCCGTTAAGAAGCAACTGAGCAGGCGGTACAATGACCACATACAGATCAGGGACTACCAGAGCCGTTGGATTCACGTTAGTAGATTGCAAAATTGGCATTAAGACTCATTCCCTAAAACGAGGGTGGCATTTTCCAATGCCACTGCCTGCTATTATTCTTCAAATATTTAGTCCCTGATGTTAAAAGTGACGTTATGTCAACGGCGTGAAGCCAGACCCTGCGGAAACAATGAAATTGCCATCAGGTGTCTGCTGCCACATACTATGCTCACCACTGCCATTCCCAGGCGTCGCTACCCCATTCGTCCAAATGCTGCCAGTTCCAGCCACATCCAAAGGCGGACCGGGTAAGTTGGTTTTGGTGTAGGTGACATTGGTGATCTGGATAAAGCCATTCCACGCATGCAAGAAACTTGACGTGAACTCGGGATTGGCATCCGTGTTGATCGTGATCTGGCCACAAGTGATCGAACCACCATTGTCGGCTGCCATGTGATAACAGGCCGATCGATTGATGGTATAGCTATTCAGCATATTCACCGTACCATTATTGCTCGCCCAAATATGCGCATTCGCCGGTGACCAAGGTCCCGGAGTTGGCGTGCCACTGGAATCAAATGCCAGACCATCCATACAATCAACCTTGGCTCCATCGAATGCACCAACACAAACGCCGATCATCTGTGCTGGATTGACCGTGCCATTATGACTATACAAGGTGAAGCCCGTGTTATTGAGGCCAGTCAATGTCATACCCGCTAATTGAATATAGGTATTATGACGAGCACGGAAACAACCCTGACCATTGATCTGAACCGATCCCGGTGACGTGGTATTGCCAAGGAACTTTACTTTACAATCAAGACTCCCAAGATCAATATCCAACCCGTTGCCCACGGTATACGTGCCATTGGCAATATTGACAGTAATCCCTTCCTTTGGCGAGCCAACATAATTGGTCTCCTGAAGCCATGCGACCGCCTTGTTTAATGTCGCAAACGGGGTTGCAGCCGTTAGACCGTTGTTGAGGTCATTTCCCCCACTCGCATTGACATAGATATTCAGGCCATTCAAATAACTCACAACACCACGAGTCTGACCGGGCGAACTGGTGACCGCCATCCACGCACTATCACACGAACTCCAAATCAACCCAATCCATTCACGCGGCAATAGAAAGTTGCTGGTAAGACCAGTATTGCCAAACGACGGATCAATCTTGATTTTTTTGCCATCATTGGTAGTGAAACTTACTAGATATGACGTCGAATCATTGAATAACTCGATCGTATAACCATCACTGATATTGGCACTCGGCGGCAAGATATAGCTACCACTCGCTACATTACTGGTATTGATGATCAGAAAACCATTGTCAGACACTTGAATATTGTAAGTTGGTGCAATACATTTTGTACCACGTAAGAAACCACCAGCAGCCGTACCGGGTGCGCCCGCCGGACCAGTTGCTCCGGGTGTGCCCGCTGGTCCAGTTGCCCCGGCAGGCCCGGCAGTCCCGGTAGGACCTGTCGCACCACCTCCCGGACCAGTAGGTCCTGTAGGCCCTGTCACGCCAAAGTTTTGGCCCGCAGGGCCAGTAGGTCCGATACTTCCAGCAGCACCTGTGGGGCCGACGATCGACTGTCCTGCTGGACCAGTGGGGCCAGTACCACCACCGCCGCCGAAGTTTGGATTGCCACAGCCTAATGCTGCACTCCAATTCAATTTCGAATTGAGGAATGGCGCACCGGGCGCAATGGTAATATCAGTCGTATTAATCGCCGTTTGACCAGCATTGACCTGAATATGATACAACGCCACCCAACCAGCATCCGCCGCTGGCGGCACAGCCGTATTCACCGGCGCCGATGTACCAGCTTTTAACTCCAGATCAACCAGATTGGCACGATTGGTAGCTTGTGACACACCCGATCCAGCCGGACCAGCCAACGGAATGTTGGGATTGGCACTATTGAAGTAAGGCAATACCACTGGTTGGAGGTCATGCTCACCGAACTTAGCTTGAATTAAGTAGACGATCTGGAAACCAGCCGTGGTAGGTGGCGTCACAGGGAAGCTGGTAGGCGAAATATTGATGCCCATTTTCATCAGATTATGGGTCACGTCCGCCGATAACACAGAATAAGGTGTTTCTTCCAGATCGTCTAGCACGATAATACTGCCGTCCGATACCACCACATTCAATGATGGCGGTACCGTTGGAGTACAGGTCAATCCATCGACCGCAGTGCACGGACCAAATGCCGCGCGAATGAGATAACCAATCGCAATCAGAGTGTCCTGATTGGTGTGAAGCAAATCCTCAACTAGAGGGATTGCTCCCGGCCATGTAATAACTCGATCCAACTGGCTATTCCTTCAAGTAACTCAAATATTTACCCAATGTCTCTCACCCATCCATTGATCGTAAGTCGCGAATCCATAAACAGCCCCGATGAACTCACCGGATGAACCTCATGCCAATACTCACTCGGAAAAAATACAATCGAATTGTGGTTCGGCTGGATCGTCGCCACCGGATTAATCGTCAAAGTCAACTCACCACCAGTGAACTGACGCGGCTCATTCAACAGAAAATAATACACATAACTCAACTTTCGATGATCCGTATCCGGTGTACCGTTATCAGTATGCGCCTTGAAATACTCCTGATTCGATGAACTAGTCATCTGCACCTCAATGTTGCCCACAACAAACCGACGATTAAGCTCCATCTGCACAATAGGCAAAAACTCACGCAATCGTCGCGTGAATGTCTCATATAACGGCATAAAATTATAATGCCACAACACGGTACTCTTACGATAATCAGCCACATTGGTGGATACAGTCGTGGGGACAAACTTATGCTGATTGTCCAACGCCACCTGTCGTACTTGCTGTACCATCTCAGAGGGAAGAAAATCGCGCCACCACAAATAGGGCTGCACAATCGGGGAAGATACTGCTTGAGTCATAGAGATATTTAGATATGAAAAAGCCGCCCGAAGGCGGCTTTTCAACTAGACAGTTTAGTAGATTAGGAAGCAGTGACTTCCAATACAATGCCGCGCTTCCATGCCGAATTGGTCGCGGTCGGAATAGTCGAAGTCGTAGTACCAAGATCAGTCGGAGCAACAAACCCACCGACGTAGGTCCAGCTTTGGGCGATGATCTGGCCGAGACGATCAAGCGGCGGACGAGTGATATGCGCAATGCCATCAATCACCGTCAACTCTTCCTCATCGAGCGTATTGCGCACGTTGTTGTAGCCAATATCAGTCCAATCAGACTCGATAATAACATCAGCACCACACAATAGACCACGATGCACCGCACCGCCACCAAGTGACGCCTGTACTGGAGTCATCACAGACTGCACCAGTTCAACACCAAGCATCTGGGCAATAACGCCACGACGATATTCTTCGCTACCCGTGTGGCCAATTTGAAAGCGCTGAAACGCTTGATCTTGGTACAGTGGCAGAAACATTGTCGGATCGCCCACGAGACGATACATGCCATTATTGAATGTGGGAACCCGGTTGGATTCCAAAATCGCCTTAGCTTGCAGAATCTGCTGCATGGTGATGACATCGCCTGCACCAAGCTGCTTGGTTGTCGCACGCTGGAAAGGCCGCTGAATAACTGGCGCCACTGCGGCAACTACACCATTAGATAGGGTGCCATCAGCCACAGCTACGTTCGAAGAGAATGTCAGCGTGCCAGAGATACCGCCCGGCGCCGTCGAAATGTTCGAACCATCCGGCGTCACACCAGTCAAGCTGTACGTACCACCAACGGTGTTCGCGCTGTTGGCACCATTGGAATAAGCACCAGCACGAACGAAAGTAACACTCAAAGGATTAGAACTAGAAACCGTAACCGGCACATTGGTCGAGGTCCAAGAGTTGCCAAAGCCACGAATGTCATCAACCGCAACAGTCGTACCAGGAGCACCAAGCGTGGTAAGAACACGGGTATTCTGACCAAGCTGAGTATTATACAGGGCTTGCTGTGCCAGTGTCTCAACCGACCGAGCCGCCTGCTCACCGAGCTTACGAGCATTCTGAAGGAAGACACCCGCAATCGCGAATCTCTCAAACATCATGTTGAGGTCCATAGTACCCTTGTACTGGTTCAGACCCATGATGTACTGTTCGAGTGCCCAACTCTGCGCCGACATGCCATTATCCAGATCGGTATTGGCTGTAGTCGAAGAAGGCGTGGTAATAGTTGGGAGAAGCGCAGTCTTGGTTTTTGTCAGAGTCTCGCCAATATTGGCCATGAAAGGCTCGCGAGTGGCCAGCGTGCGATAAGCAAACGTCGCATACAACGGCTCACGGAACTCGTGTTCGAGGTAACCCTGCTGGATGGCTGCTTGGATCGAGGCTGGAAGGTTGTTAAGGCTCATTAATTTCTATCCCAATTGAAATGGCGCTCGCCATCCTTAAATCTACAAATATTTAGTCCGCTTGATAGAAATGATCGCAACTATGGTTGCGACCATTCCAATCATGCTCAAATCTGATCAAGCATCTTCTTGCCGCGTTCATAATCTTCACGCGACATCGTCAAAGCAATCTTCTCGATCGGCGGCTTTCCAGTTGCTCGTGGCGGTTGTGATGTACTGCTGGTAGTAAACGAAGCAAACAGATGTGGCTTCTTAGATTTGATCTCTTCAATCAATTCCGCCGCATTGGTTACATCACCATCCTCGCTGTACTGCACCTGATCCAAATTACGCATCACCGCAAACAAGTCCTCGAAATCGATGACATTGGCTTTGGTGGCAGCCGCTTTTAATTCTGACTTCAAGACCCGCGCCTTAGCAGTCTCTTGCATCTCTTTCTTGAATTGATCGAGTTGCTCTTGTGCTGCCTTGATAGCATCCTCACGCGCAACCTTGATGCGTTCCTCAGCCAACTTCTCAGCCTTGACATTATCATCTTCGGTTTGACGCTTGCGCAACTTGGCAGCTTCATCACGCAACTCACGAATAGTATCTTCATAGTCGGCAATGTCCATGGTTGGCTCAAATGTGCCAGCCTTGGTACGCTTACGGACTTTCTTCGGAGTGATGTCTTCGACGGGCGCGTCAACCGGCTCGTCAAGTTCAACGGTCTCATCTGTCATTTTGGCTCTCCCAGGGGACTCATTCCCCAATGACAGAACCTATTTACCGCTTTAGTTTGGCGGAATAGTTAGAATTGCCGATCCACTACCAATAGCAGTACGCCATGCATTGCAATCGTTTGATCCGGCTGGATTGAGATTACTAAACGCAGAAGTAGGAGACACATTCAAATCAAACAAGGTGAGCACCTCAATCGGTACCGCAGGAGATAGATTCTTGAGATTATTAAGGTATGGCGTGAAATCATGCGGTATCCAATTTTGCCATGCAGTTTCACCAGAGAGGAAATCACCTAGTTCCATAATACCGACATTGCAATTTGCTGTCTGTGCGATTTTCACATAATTATCGAAACACCAGATGGTTGCACCACCGGTAAACCCAAATGCCGTACTAATGGCATAAACATCTGGGGCAACCACATCAATATACCGACCGTTGATGGCATTGGCATCAGCGAAGGGGAAGAAGTCAGAAACATTGCGGCCGAAAGTCATGGTAGAATCAGCTATGCCATTCGGTGTGGTCGGACACCAACACATTCTGACATTCACACCATTGGCATTTCCCCAATTATGTGCAGAATTGCAAAAACCCTTCCATGCACTAATCCATGTAGCTACAGTACCGGTATCAGGCACCTCAAAATGAGTGCTTGGCGGCACCGGACCACCCTGATTGAACTCCCAATTGATCCGAATATAGATTCTCTTGAAGGCTGCAATACTCCGCCAATTATCAAGAGCAGTGGTAATCCAATGATCGATTGTCTGGCCACCATAGACTGTACGCGGCAATGATGGAGACCCGCTTGGTGTATAGAGTGAGAAACTATTGTCGGCAGAGTTGCCAGCGAATGTCCAAGTCAACTGCGGATAGGTATTGCCATCAGTCGGTAGAGAATTAGAAACCCAATTCCCCGCATCTCCGGAACCCCAGCTTGTGGGATCACCAGAGTTGAAGGCAAAATCACTCCCACCAACGGCTGCAATGACATTACAAGTTCTATTCATCGCTGTATTGAATGCAGGGTAATGTGCAGCGATGGACGAATATGGATTGGCACCATTAGAATCGAAACCAGATAGGCCATTCCCCAGATGAACACCCAGCAATGGCTGGATGTTAGTACCATTAGTCAAAGAGAATGTAGCAGGCACAGCATTCCCAACCACATTCGGCGTAGCCGTCACAGTCACACTATAACTCGACGCTGATAATTGGATATTCGACGTCAATACAGCACCAACCATCTTGAAGGCATTACCCGGTGTCGAGACAACCGAATAGGTTCCCTGAAATGTCTGACCATCAGACTGCACAACAGAAACCGTGGCAACAGGTTGATTCGCCGCTAGATTGGGGGTATAAGTGTTGTTACCCGACAAATTGACACTGTTAATCGTCCATAATGTGAACTTGTCCGGTGTGGCACTCGATGCCGTATCCCACCAATACCAATCAGTGCCATTGAACTGCCATTCAACGTGATTGTGATATGCCAGTTTGGCAACCAAACCACTCTGTGGCAATACCTGGGGACCACTCCCCGTGTCCAAACTGATCTGCGGATCACGACCGGTACCAGTAT